TAAAACAAGGAGATTAGTAGGTTTCCTAGCCATTAGGTTGCAAGTCCTATAAAAAGGAAACCTTAATCTAGGGGCATTATGGATTTGACAGCAATAGTGAAGATAGAATAGGTCAATAAAGCCATAACTGGCAACTTTTATGTAACAGACTATACTCGTATCGCAGCGTGATACGATAAGTCAACGGCTAAGCTAATGTCGTAAAAAGCTGGAGTAAGTAGCTTTAGTTGGTATAGAAGCGCTAACACTGATAAAGTTAGAGGAGTACAGTTCGAGTCTGTACCTTACTACAAAAATTAAATCAATTAATTATGGCTAAAAATAATAAAGAGTTTGTAACACTATTAAGTTCAATAGTTAATAATGATCAAATACTTGAAAAAGACAAAGCATTAAAACTAATATCTAAAATAAAGTTACAGTATTCTAGTGTAGAAATACCAAAAGATATACTAGAAGAGCAAGAGAGAGATACAGTAGAACTTACTTTACAAAAGTATGACATTATTAAGTTTAATGCTGATACTACTCCAGCACCTCACTACTATATTATCTACAAAGTAAGCAAAGAGTTTAATATTGCATATGCAGTATGCATAACTAGCGATATAACTCTTCCTAATATTATTCCTATTAAAGAATCTAGAATGTTTAAGACATTTTACGTAGCAGAATTTACACCTATTTACTTAAATAGAGGTAACCCTGTTTGTTATAAATTCTGTGGAGTAATAGATAATAAGAAAGAGTTTAATGAAGTATGTAAGGCTATTAAAAAATACTATAAAACATTATTTAGATATTAGCATGAGAAGTGTAAAACAAATTAAAGCTAGTAAAAGGAATTTTGCAATTATGTATCTCGTAGGTGTAACTATTGTGCTAGAAAGGATCATTAAGAGTACAAGAAACTACGCTATAAAAGGTAGTCTTACTTCAATTAAATGGTCAATCTACGATGTTATAAACCTATTGAGAGATACAGATTACGAACGTTCCTTTTATGGACCTCAAATTATGGACCTCAAAAAGATGTAAATTATGAGTGTAAACAGAGCAATCAATGATCTAATACCTCCTGAATGGTATTATGTACTGAAGAAGAATAGAGTATTAACTCACTTCGTTAAGTATATGTATGAATACTGTGTTCCTCAATGTTGGAGGAATAAGTTTATGTTTAAGAAATCTATTGAACGAATTAAGTTTCGTATCAATTCAGGTTTCATGTTCTGCTTCGATCCTCACAATACAAGTGAAGGATATGATTTCTGGAAGAAAATTGATTTAGAAATTACAAATTATATAGAGCAATGTCGGTAAAAGTAATTGAAATTATCCCCTGGGTTAAATTTAATAAGCCAGGAGTAAAGGAAGAATTAGAGAAATTATCTAGTTCTTGTACAAGTAAAATGGATTTTCTTTCTCATGTAAAAGATAAGTATGAACTATCTATTACAGATGCAAAGACAGTAGCAGACAAATTTTTCAAAAAGGAGGTATAATTATGTTAGAACTTAAAAAACCAGGCTTATATATAGCCAATGGTAAAAGCACAAGTGTGCTAATCAGAGTTGCAGGAACTGCGCCCTGCTTAACTATTATCAGAGGCATCTTGCTGAATGATATGGAAAGGGATGGTACTATCACAGTACTAGAAAAAGAAAGTCTTGAAATACAAGACATCATGGCTAATCCAAAGTCTTATATATTTGATAAGCCAGCTGTAAGTCAGGCAGTATTGAATACATTAGGCTTAGAGGCTACGGAGAAGAACAGAATTGAGTATACTGAGAAAGAGTTTGCTGGCTATATAGCCTCATACAGACTTAATCGTACAATGTATCCTGATGAATATATTGTAAAGACTCAAGTAGTACTCATACAAAAGGGCTTCTCAAAATCTCAGGCAGATATGATTATAAGTCAAATTGAAACTCGTTTAAGGCTTCAAGGAGAAATGTAATGAATGTCATTGAGTATTTACAAACAAACTTAGAACCATTCTATAGGTTCTATGCTGGACATATACCCATATTAACTACACATGATATGAATACTCCATTTATTTTAAATGGAAAGGTATACTGTACTGGCTTTATAAATATAGGAAAGAATTGGTATAAAATCGTAGTAGATGAAAGTATGGACGGAGCTATAACATATGGTTTACGTAACTATATTAGTATTAGAGCTACTCATCCAGAAATCTATACTATCATCCGAAGAATACAAGATAAACTTATGTTATCTATGATAGCTAATATTGAGAGTACTAGTACTAAGACAGAATTAGTACAATTAAGAATAGTTACTAATATGATTATGAATCTTACTTATTTAGACTCAGATATAAGATTAGACTGGACTAATTGGATAAGAGATTTATACTGGAAAAGGAAAGCAGCTGTACATCAGTATATTATAAATTACGTATTGCCTTTTTAATTCTTTTCAGGATTATAGTCATTGGGTTGGCTATAGTCCACTAAAATCTAGCTACTATGAAAGAAGAAGAAAAGCTTCTAGTAGAGCAAGCTAGAGATGGTTCCGAAAAAGCTTTTAATACACTTTACAACAAATATTACAAAACAGTCTGGTATACTGCAAATAATGTAGTAAGAAATACAGATGCAGCAGATGATATAACATCTATGGTATTTACTAAAGTGTACTTAAAATTGCAATCTTTTACTAATCATATTTCATTTGAAATGTGGTTAAAGACAATTACAGTTAATACTGCAATTGACTATATAAGACGGAACAAAAAAGAGCAATTAAATAGCTATATTGATGACGAAGAGTCTAAAATTCAACTAAGCGGGTTGGAGCATAGTCCTGAAGATAATATGATATTTCAACAAAATGTCGATATAGTAATGGAATGCATTCCTCGTTTAAAGAAGAAATATAGAGATTTAATATACGCTCGCCTTGATGGGAAATCCTATCAACAAATTTCACAAGAGCTTGCCATACCAGAAGCAACAGTTAAAACCTGTTTGAATAAGGCAAGACAGAGACTAAAACAATTATTTAACCAATATTAACCAATACTTACAAATTATGGCAAATTCATTTGGTCTATTGCTTGCTGCAATAACAATTTGTTTCATCATCGCAAGATTGATGAAAGATGCCAAAGCCTTCACTAGATTAATGGCCATTCTAGCAGTAGGCTTAATTGTAGGTGCAGGAGTTAAACAGGTATATAAGAAATGTATATCTACTCCTGAGAAAGCTGCAGTAGTTACTGTAGAACCAGCTCCCATGTATAGTAGTAATGCATCTGTTGTTTGGAATGCATTACCTTGCAATCAGGACTATACAAGTAAGGAAAACAAAGCTGATCGTGACAGTACAGTAACTGAAGCAGAAGGAACATCTACAAAGGAAGTAAACAGTACATACATTGATGATTCGTGAAGAGACTTCAATTCTTGACGTATTATTTTATTGTATCTACAAAGTATTTAACAATTAAAATGGCGAAGGAGCGCCTCATTATCAAAATGGCAAAAGTAAGTAAGAAAGCTAAAGCATTAGCTAGTAAAACAAAAACAAATAAGGTAGAGGAACAAGTAAAGACTCAGGATGCTACTCCAGCACCTGTTGAAGCGCCTAAACCTGAAGAGAAACCTCAGGAAGTAGTGGAAAACAAAGAAACCAAAGAAACCCCTGAGGTTAAGGACGAAAAGACAAAGAAAGGGAAGAAACCAGAAGTTATCGTTCCTGAAGTAGTAGAAAATAAGAAAGATACAGCAATGTCTATTTCTTCATCTATTGGACAGATTGTTGGAAGTGCCGGCGGTAAAGGAGATCGCATTGATAAGAATCATGCTATTGAATTCATGGGTATCTTGCATAAAGAATACCTAGCCAATCCGGAGACTCCAGAAGACGTAAAGAAGAATCTCAAGAAACAGTTTGACGTAATGACGGCTGTTACTCTTGTTAACTACTTTACTCAGCTTGAAGGAGACTTCCAAAGTATGGGTATTCGTATTAACTCAGATATGAGAGAACAAGCAGAAGCCGTACTTGGAGACTATCTTGGCATCAAGGTTAAGTATATCCAAGCAGAAGACAATTCAAAACAGTTAGTTCTTGAATTCAAAGAAGTTCCGGAAGAGGTTCGCAATAATGCTAAAGAGGATAAGAAAGTTGCAAAACTTGACATTCCTGAAGCAGATCCAAAGATGCCAGATCCTGAGAAACTTAAAGTATTACGGTCAATCTTCGCCCAACAAGGAGCTGGAGGTATTGGTAGTAACTTGTTGAGTGGTATTGAATGGGGACGTAGAGCATTCTCATTCTCTATGGAGGAAAAGAAATCTGTAGTATTTGCGAATATCATCAACAAAGGAGCAGATGCTACCTTACTTACCGCAATAAAAGGTATGGTAAGGGGTAAAATGAGTTCTGAACACAGTATCCTTGGTGCTCATGCTTTACTTAAGTCTTGGTGCCCAAGTATAACTGATAAGGAAGTAGCAGAACTTATCCAAGTAATCGTTTCAATCAATGCTGAAAAGAAAACAAATGATTGGAACGAAAAGGCTAGTCCTGATCTTAAGACTACTTATGAGAAGGAACTTGAAGCAGTTACTCGTAACATCATTACGGCTAACACAAGTAAAGCAATTGATGCTATCTTGAAAGGAAAAGAAGAAGCTACTTTGGAATATGAAGACCGGAAGGGATTCATAACAATTCATCCAAAAGCAATTCGTAGGACTCTTGAAGCTGCTTATGGCGATTCTGAGAACATCTTAAAAGACAAGATGGAGGAAATTGCTAAATACTATGTGAAGCCAATCATGCGGCTCTCTAGTTATGTAGACAAGAGTGCTTACTCCGAAGAGTAATCAATATGAAACGGTTAAATTTAATAATAACACTGTTTGTAGTGTTATTAGGAGGATTTATTGGATTTGATCCTAATTCTCCGTCTCAAACAATAGGAGCAGAAGAGACTAGAATTCGTTGGGTAGACGTACCTAAAATGCCAGTAGACGTACTAGGCTTGAATAAGTCAGTTTCTGTAAATCTTAAAGATGAGACTGTATCACTTAACGGTAACGTTGATAATACAACTGTGACAATTATAAGGGACGTTGAAACACGCCCAGAGTACAAAGAACGAGTAATAAAGGAGGTAATTTACGAACCAGACATTGTATTTAGTACAAAACTGATGAGCAAATTAATGCCATTAAAACTGCCAAAGATAAACGCAGACCGTAACTAGAGTAGTAAAACGGTATATAAAGGCTATAAACTACAAATTCGTTACTTAAACCTAACTAAGTTGTGTAACGTGGATAATACAGGATACTGAAATGTACTAATAATAGCAAACACTATCTATTTATACTATAGTATGATAACTTATTGTGTTACAAATTATCCAGTAACTGAAGAAGCAATAAGAAAGTGGGAGAGCGTGCGAAACCCACAAGGTGAGAACCGTATTGGAGACCTAAAAGACGCAGATGTGGAAGGAGCAGCTATCGCATCTAAACAAGGCAAGGGGTATCGTTAACCTCTTTATACATTCGTTGGCTAATTCAAAAGCGAAATCACGGAGGAATGTAAACACGTGCCGTACGTTGTCATTTAAATCTGAATCGACTAGCATTCTAGGGTAGTCTCCAAAACTCCCCTGTGCGGGGCGGTAAACAATCCGTCAGCCAAAGAATATTGGCTTAGTGTTCTATTTTATATCTAAATACTTCTGTTGTATAGAAAGTATAATTCAACTGGGAATAGGTTAGGTTGATAGCAAAACTATAACTTAGATATAAGATATATGAAGGAGCAGCGCTTATATATAACTAGCAGAAATTGAGACAGGACATGGCTGAGTAGCTATGATCCGCATAGAACTTCACTTGTATAGAAGCTATGTGACAGATTAACTGGATTAGGTGCAAAACCTATACGCAATACAGTGAACGTTAGAGTTAGCTGTTTGAGACTTAGTCTCTATGGAAAGTAAATTGCGTGTCTTACAGCCTGAGATATTTCATAATATAGTTGCAATTACTATACTGTTTTACTGAAGCAGAATGAGATCAAGGTTATATATAAGAGAAGTGACTTGTTAGTAATGTCACTATAAACCTAAAGTGCTTTGCACTAGGATATAAACTAACTAGCGCCTGAAGTCCGCAATAAGACTATTGGTAGGTAGATATATGAACAATATAAGTATATCTACACGAAAGGAAAGGAAGTGGAGTAAGTCCACTAATAAAACTTACAAAGTAGAAGTAAGGTTACTTTAGTACCAAGGTTTGCTATAAATAATTAGGTTAGGAGCTATGCACTCCAGCATAGAGCAGGATCCTACGCGCATCCTAGAGGCCGACACGAAGCAGATTGGAATTAAATCTGTGTATTGCTATACTATAGTAGTCTGTATATGGAGAATATAAGACAATAAATCTATTCGGTATAAGTGCCTACGCTGAAACGAACAGCTATAACAAATAAGGTGAGTGTAAACATGTTTAACTTTAAAACAATTGGGAAGTTCAATGGCAGTAGGTTTGACAAACTTACAAGCCACCCCGCTATCGAAGAATCTTGCTACATGAAATTCTGTAAACTAATATGCGCAACACATTAGCCAAGGAGATCGCTGAGACTAATTTTAGTACCTCTCATTAGGGTACTGGTTGAATGGTTGGAAATACCATAAGATGAAGTAGTAACCCGAGATTTATCGCAATGTCGGAAGTGAATCTGTCCAAAAGTGGGCGTCTTGAAAAATTAGACGGCTTTTGTATTAGTGTTTTAGTAACGTTTCTCAACAGAAACGACCCTCATTCGCTTAGAATGTTGTAAGCCTAAATGCCCGTAGATGATACCATTTCATTGATGATGGAGCTCTTTACATCTTTGCATCAAATTGCGTTGTAAGGTACGGCAAAAAACAGGGAAACGGTAAGGTTACGAGTCCCCTTTAAGTACAATCTCGAAGCCTAAGGAATAATTAACAGATTATTTCATACAATGACATATTTATAAAGTTTTAAGTAGAAGTAGATAAACAGAAGAACAGTTGACTCATACGTCTTATGAGTAAAGTCCTACGGGGAATGCTGAGTAGAGCAATAGCACTACGTTCTAGTAAGCGAGTTCTATTATACTTATACACATTTTATCGTAATTTACAAATTTTATCAGACATTAACAATCGTCGTATTACTGAATACATTATTGAGATTAATTAATTCTTTTCATAGCTTTACTAAAGCGGACTTATAATAAATAAGCAGAATTAGCAGAATATGAGTAATACGTGAATTTTTATTATTTTAGTATTAACAATAGATTGAATATCTCGCTAAGACATCAATCTTAAAATCACATAGGAGATATAAATTATGAATAAACCTTCATTTGACACAGCTTTGATCGCTCCGTATAGAGCAGAAATTGAGACTTGGAACCTTATGGGTCGTAAACTGCTCACTGTAAAAGTAGAGCCAGCTGATCTTGAGTTTAATGATAAGGTCCGGAAGAACGAGTTACGACTTGTACGGCCTATCATGAAGTATATCATTGAAGAAATTGAAATCTTTGGTAGTCAGATTGTCTGCCTTCCGGATGGAGTTACTCCAGTAATCGAATTGAATAATGATCCGTCATTGCAGTTCAAGATTGGACCGGCTAAATTCAACGAAGTAACTACGGATACTATTCGTCAGGCTGTTGAGTTCAACAGTAAAACTAGTATTGCTGGTCGGGAACCTATCTTCTTCACTGACTATCTTGCACTTGTTGAACAGGTAAATCGTCTGAATGGCTTTGAGATGGAGAAGGCTAATCAGATTGCAGAAGAGATGCTGAATCTCTCTAAGATGTTGCAGGATTTGAATAACTTGCAGACTACAAACTGTGACAAGTACTATGACGAAATTGGTACTCCGTTGAAAAAATAAAAAATAATAAAGAATGAAGATTCTTTCTAACTCTAAAAAACTGTTACTTGAACTCTTACTTAAGGATCATCGTATTAGTAGTGAGATACTACTTAATGGAGAGGTCCCTGCCTATATCAAAGTCCATGACGATGGGTCAGTGACTTTCGGCAGAACTAAGAAAGGATTCTGGAATTGGCTTTTCAAAGATGAGAAGCGATATGAATTCAGAGAGTTAAGTACAATGATGCTTGCTGCATATAGTAAGTATCTACCGCCAAACGAGTATCTTAGTAATATTCTAACTAAGAATATCATTGAAGATGCTTATAAAAAACATGACTATGAATCTGTTATTGATCGATTTGCATTATATGCCTTTCTAGGTGTAACAGAAGGCGATTATGTAATAGACAAAATTAAGCTGATAGACGAAGACACACAACAACAGCAGAAAAAGAATGTGCGTGGTCGAAGAATTGGAAATACAATAGGTTATCTTGATCTAGGTGGAGGATCTTTACCAGTAGGTATTTCTATAGTCGAAAACGACTAAATATCATTCATGGATAAGTATTAGCAGATGGACGCTTATTCATACTTAAGATTGAATAAACTCATTAGAAGAGTAATTAAGTATTTTATACAAGTAAAGAAGTTAGATGTAAATACTTCTTTATAAGTATAAAAGAAAGAAGAAATGATAATGTTTATATAAAACCACAAGAGCCTAAGACGATGGGTCGGGTATCTTGGTTTTATGGCATGATGTTGGAATTGGTAGACAAGACAGACTTAAACTCTGTTAGGCATTAGCCTGTGCGGGTTCGATTCCCGCTCGTGCTACATATGCCTCTAGATGATGACTGTAAAGTTAATAAGGCAAGCCTAAAATAATAAAGGCTATTCTTTCGATAGAACTAGAGGCGCTACAGGTAAGCGATTTTCTAATATACAATTGATCAAATTATTAACAATTAAAATCAATTATATATGACGAAATCAATTACAACAGATATTAAACCAAACACACTCATTACAAAACGTGATAGTATTACAAGTGAAATCTCTCGATATTGGAAGATTATTGCTACAGAGAATGTAATTAAGAAAGGAGTTTCTCGTAACTACGATCTTAAGAGTTTATTAGTACGCATTAAAGCATTGTACGATCAGCTTATACTTATTAAGCTTCGTATTCAGTGTGCAAATATGGGAATGAAACTTAAAGATCTTCCTAAAGACGCAAACATTATTAACATTTATAAGCTATCTGCTTTAAATGAGTATTATGTAAAGCTTGACGAGATGATGAAAAAGCATACTATCAATCCTATTCTTAAAGCTAAGAAAGGTAAACGAAATCTAGGTATTACAGAAGAGATTACTCGTAATTACTTCCGTAATAAACAAAGCGAGTGTTTGATTACATTGAATGAACTGCGTAAAGCTATTGCAGACTTTAATGATAATACAGATTTAAGCGATGACACAGCACCTTTATACTTAGTTGTTGCTTAATATGTAACAAAATCCATAATATTAAATTTATTAAACCAAAAGAGCAGGTAAGTATTTACTTGCTCTTTTATAAAACTATTAAATTATGAATAAGACTGATCAACAGAAAAACAATAAATATATTAATTACTGGACAGAGTCTGGTAAGTCAGCAAAAGAAGCTAATCAATCTATTAAGATTGCTAAGACTATAACTTATAAAGATAAAAGTGGTAAAATACGTAGTATAACTACATATCATCATCCTACTTTAAAAGAGATTACGTTAAGTAAACCTCATATTAAAGACTATAGTCTAACAAAGGAACAGAAAGAAGAACGTTTTAATAATGCTCCATTTAGTGAGTATCACAATAAACTTATTAATCTTACTTATAGTAAGGAAAATAAGATTGCTAAGCAACAAGCTCAGATTGCAGCACATAATAGTAAAATAGATTCTATTATATGTAATACTAGAGCAAGAAAACTAGCTACTGCTAGAATTAGACGAGAGAATTGTCCTAATATACTTATAATACGCAGAGAGGATAGTAAAGGTCTTCCTTATGATTTTAGCTGTAATCCTTCTAGAAAGAGCTTAGATGAGCTTAGAAGAGATGCTCTCGAAATGTTACCTATATTTAGTAAGTCTATGAAGGACTTCTTCAGTATTGAGATTTGGGAAGCATCAGAATATGCAAATAAGTATCATGGCGGTAATTATCGTTATTGCTTATTTAGAGATAAGGAACAACAACTTAATGCAGCATAATATGAAAATAAGTTCTTTAGATGCTATTTCTATTAAAAAGGAATCAGCTAAATTAATTAAAGTAAACACTGAGATAAGAGAAGGACAAGCAGTCTTCATTATAGCTCAGGAAAAGTTCCCTAAAGCAGTTACTAAACTTAAGAATACTAAGTATGATTGCTTCTATGAAGATTCTAGAATAGATTTATTTCTATTAGAATTACAAAATTATGATGCTGAGTAAAGCCTCTTACTTAAAAGTAATGTAACTCAGTTTTTTAGCCAATCTGGTGAGATTCCAGAGGTGGTCTTCTGTATAGCTCAAAAAGAGGTAGAGCCGTAGCAATATGTGAGTCTATGTGAGTGTCAGTTCGAATCTGACTACAGAAACAAACTAAACTTTAATTTTATGCAAATACGTGGAAAAACGGTATTTGTATTCGATATCGAAGTATTTCAAAATATCTTTCACTGTTCTGTTAAAAATACAGAAACAGGAGAAATATACAAATTTGAAATCTCTGAAAGAAAGAATCAACTAAGAGAGTTAGTTAAATTCTTTAAACAAGTATCTTCCTATATAAAATGGGGAGACTTCTACGGAACAGAATTAGTAATAGATTCAGATGTTATCTTTTGTGGATATAATAATCTACATTATGATAATCCTATAATAAATTATATTATAGAGTATGAAGATAGATTAATGAAATATAATGTAGCTACTATATGTAGTTCTATATTTAATCTAAGTAAAACTATTACTACTTCCACAGAAGATAATATAGATGCTTGGAAACATTGGAAGTATCAGATATGGTTTGATACTTTTGATTTACTTACTATGTTATACTCTAGTAAACTTAGAGTAGGCTTGAAGGAAATCCAAGTAACTATGCAATATCCTAATGTACAAGAATTTGTATGTGATTGGGATAAACCTCTTCCATTAGAAGATTTTGATAGTATGATAGACTATAATATAAATGATATTGAGTCTACTACAGAGCTTTTAAATAGGTGTAAAAAAGATATTGATTTACGTATAGCTATTGAAGACGAATATGGAGTAAGAGTTCTCAGTAAAGATGGTGTAAATATTGGAATGAAGATTTTAACTCAGAAGTATCTAGAAAAGACAGGTTTGTCTTGGTGGGATATTGAAGGATTAAGATCTCCAATGGATTATATTCCTTTAAAGGATGTAATACTACCATTTATTAAATATGATAGTCCTATATTACAGAAAGTACTAAATGATATGAAAAGTCAAATAGTATCTCCTGGTAGGAAAGGATATGAGAACAACTTTGTATTTGAAGGATTACGCTATACTGTAGGAGTAGGAGGAATTCATTCTAAGAATGATCCAGAAATAATTATTCCTAAAGAAAATGAGATGCTTATAGACATCGATGTCGCATCACTATACCCAAGTATGTTAATTGAATATGGATTCTATCCTAAACATTTAGGTCCAGAGTTCTTAGAAGTATATTCTCAGATTAAAGAAGAGAGAATAGAAGCAAAACATAATGGAGATAAAGTGAAAAATGAGACATTAAAGTTAGCGTTAAATGGTTTATCAGGTAATCTACAAAATGAACATAATTTTTGTTATAGTCCTGAAGCAGTAATGAAAATCAGGATAAATGGTCAGCTACTATTACTTATGTTAGCAGAGAAATTAACACAAGTAGGATGCCGAATCGTCCAAGCTAATACAGATGGTTTATTTGTATTACTTAAGAAAGATAGCTATCAACAAGTTAACACTATTTGTAGAAATTGGGAACAACTTACAAAACTTACTCTTGAAGAAGAACGTTTTGAAGCTATGTACCAATATGCAATTAATGATTATATTGCAGTTAGAGAAGGATATAAGGAAACTAAGAATCCTGATCTAATTAAAACAAAAGGTATGTTTATTACTAAAGTATTGTTAGGAAAAGGATTATCTGCAAAGATAATACCCGAAGCTATAATTAAATACTTTGTAGATGGAATACCAGTTGAACAGACAATTAAAGAATGTGAAGATATACGTAAATTCCTAATGTCTGAGAAAACTGGTAAACAATGGCATGTTGAATATATGAATGAAGAGCAACAAAGAACTAACCGTTTCTATGCATCTACTAATGGTGGATATCTATGGAAATGGAAAGATAATAATGGAGTACCAGCATATCAAAATATGCTTACTGCTTCTGGTGTTACTCTTCTAAATAAGTTTGACAATAAGCCAATTGAAGAACGCAAAATTAATTACCGATATTATCTTAAGGAAGCTCTTAAGATAATTGAGGAATTACAACCAAGACAATTAGAACTGTTTTAACAGAATCTAACATATTGTATCAAATTCTATAATTGTCATAAACTTTAATGCTTATGATACTAGAACTAGATACATCTCTATTAAATAAATTTAATTTATCAATAAATCAACTAGTATTTATTTCTCTTGTATTGAATGATAATCAAATAAATAGTCAAGACATTCATGAACTTCTCAGCCGAGTTAATGAAGAAGAGATACAAGAGTTAATTAATCGTAACATTGTTGTAGTAACTACTTCTGACAACAATAAAATTTATAGTCCTTCTGAAGAACTACTTGAAACTATTAAGAAAGATAGAGAAAGTATGTTTGATGAGTTCTATGAAGTATTTCCAGTTTATGTTATAAGACCTGATGGAACTAAAGGTTTTTTAAGGGCAAATGTAAATAAATGTAGAAAAGAATATAACCGTATCATAGGTAAATCCAAAGCAATGCATGAACATGTCATGGCTTGTCTGAGGTACGAAATTGATAATAAAATGCAAACAGGCAAGATAGGTTATATGAAAACTATGTGGAAATGGCTCACTCAACATGAGTGGGAATGTTACGAGGAACAAATGAACACTGAAACAACTGAATATTGTGGTTATGGAGAAAATACAATTTAAACCTATATCTTCAGTAGTAGATGAATCTGTTCAGTATATTAAAGATAGAAAAGAGAAGAAAATAACGTCCTTAAAGACAGGATGGAAGAAGTTTAATTTCGCTACTGGTGGAATTGAACCTAATATGATCTTTACTATTGCAGGTATATCTGGTTCAGGTAAATCTTCATTTGCAAATACGCTAATATTTGATTTAATTGATCTTAATCCTAATCAGAAAATCAAAGTTCTTTATTTCTCATTTGAAATGGTAGGCTATCGAAATGTAGGTAGAGCTATTAGTAATAGAGTGAGAAAAACTGTATCTGAATTATACAGCGGTAAAGAGACTTTAGAGGATGAAACATTCGAGAAAGCTTTATCGGAAGCTGAAGTATTAAAAAAGTATCCAATATACTTTGTTGATACTCCTCTAAGTGTTGAACAAATGGAACAAGCAATTGATGAATTCCACGATAGTATTGATAAGGATACTTGGCTAATAGTAGTATTAGACCATGTATTACTTGTTAATGGAGATGGTGGAGAAAGAGCGGTAATAATAGATTTACAGAAAATGTTTATTCGTAAAAAGAAATTATCTAATACGAGTATTATACAACTTTCACAGATGAATCGAAATATTGAAGCTCCTGATAGGATAAATAATCCTTCAAGTCATTTTCCAATGAGGAGTGACTTGGCTGCATCTGATGCAATATTCCAAGCGAGTGACTTTGTAATAGCAATTCATCGCCCAGAACTATTAAATTTAGCTATATACGGTGTTAAGCGCTTACCTGTAAAAGACAAAGTATATCTTCACTTTCTTAAAGTAAGAGATGGAGAACCTTGTATATTAGAATTTAACAACGAGTTAAAATACGGCAATTTAATAGAGACTGAAAGTACTGCATCAGAGCAGAAAGTAGTATTTAACAATAAAATAGGCTGAAATTATGGGAAAATATTTTACAGTAACTCTTCCGAATAAAAAATGTGATAAGAAAGGTATGTATAAGAACTATCTGTTAAAGCGTTTAGCTTTAGCTTATCCAGAATTGTTGATTGATGGTATCGACACAGAAGAGACTCCCTTTAGTTACCAATATATTGGACCGAACGATAAGATTCGTTTCGGTGCAGATATCTATTCTCCTTGTGACGTAGCTAAGTATCGTAAATGTACTTATTGCCCGTATAAGGTAGACAATTACAATCTTGCAACTCAGTTTGATCTTGCAATGAAGAAACTTGATGACTATGCAAAAATGCGTCGTAGTTGTCATAAACCGCTTTATGATTTTCGTTTGCCGGATGGTACTCCGGTTAAGGAATACGGAAATTTTATCCAGGTAGGCTATAAGCTTATCCCGAAATACAATCGTAATTATATTATTGGTATGCTTGAGGAAGATCAGGCAATTATCAATAATATTATTATTATGATTAATAATAGCACTGAAATTAATGCAACTCTAAATATCTAATTTTACTTTATTTATCATATATTTCCAAATTTTGTTATATACTATCATATCATAAAAGTAAGATAGATAAAAACCTATTTTAACATGTTAGTACTACCAACAGAAAAAAATAAGCCAAGAGTACAGAATCCAAGATTTTTAATATTCTTTGGCAAACCTAAGTCTGGTAAAACTACATTACTATCTATGCTTGATGGTTGTCTAATTATAGACTTAGAAGGTGGCTCTGAATTCTTAGAGGCACTTTCTATTCAAGCACGTAATATTAATGATTTAGCTGAGATAGCTAATCAAATTAGGCAGAAGATTTCTCAAACAGGTCAAAAGCCTTATAAATACATAGCTATAGATAATGCTACTCGATTAGAGGAAATGTGTTTAGGCTATGCAGCTACACTCTAAATGATTGGAGCTTTAAGATGAAAATCTTATCGAAAAATTCCCTTAATTTCTGGAACATTTTACCATTATATACGTTATACATACATAGTGGTAAAACAATCAGAAGCTAAGCGTTATGAAAAAAGAAACATTAGATAAGTATATTGGAACTACCGTAGGATGTTTAACTATAATAGAGTTAGATCACGAAACCTACGATAAAGAAAAACAAATTAAAAGAAGTTATTTCAAATGTAAATGTAACAGATGTGGAAAAATTACAATTGTACGAGCAGATAGATTTTCTAAAAACAGTACTTATATACCAGTATCTTGTTCACATTGCGTTATGGATAGACAAAAAGAAACAGCTGAGAATAAGTATAAAATTTCTAGTACTAAATCTTATAGAGATAAAATAAACAGTATTAGAGGTAACGCTAAGTCTAGAGGTTATCTTATAAAATTAACAGACGAACAAATGAAATATTTATTAGATAGTAACTGTTATTATTGTAATTGTCTTCAAGCATTTGGAATAGATCGAATAGATTCTAAAAAAGATTATACTATAGAAAACTGTGTTCCTTGTTGTAAATATTGCAATATAATGAAAAATAAATTTGAAAAAGATTTATTTTTACAAAAAGTAGAACAAATTTATAACAATTTTCATAATGAAAGTTCAACGACTATCTCGAAAGAGAGTACATTACAAGCTAATGGTAATGGAAACGGGGAACTCCTGACTGCCGCTTAAGGTAAAAGGAGATGATATAGTCTATTCTATATGGTGACATATAGCAGTTCATAAGAGAACGTATATAAGAGTTGCGTCTTATATAGAATATAAAGATCGTCAGACTCCTATGGGTAAGACATATAAAGGAGAAGACATTAGAACATTACCAAATGGTAGCGGTTATCTATATCTTAGACAAGCTGTACGTAAGGTCATAGATATGTTTAAAGAGCTTTGTGATAATTTTATCTTAGTAGGACATACTAAAGATAAGATGATTAACAAAGAGGGAGAAGAACTAACAGAAATGGCTCTAGATCTTGTAGGTAAGTTAGGAGACATAGTATGTGGTGAAGCTGATGCTGTAGGTTATGTGTATCGTAAAAAGAATGAAACAATAGTTTCATTTGAAGGAGGAGATAACTCTATACGAGAAGCAAGAGCCCCTCATATTAGAGGAAAGAAGATAGTAATAGCAGAAAGTGATGAAAATAACAAGATTACTACCCATTGGGATAGAATCTATTTACCAGAATAAAAAAGGAAATAAGATATGTATAGTAAAGAAAGAGCGCAACAAGTAACAAAGAATGACGTTAAGTTTATCCCCGCAGGTATTCAAGAAAATGTAGCACTTAAGAGTGCACGTGTAGCAGAATCTCCTACAGGTAGAAAATTCTTTGAGGTAACATTTGAGAAAGACGGAGCAACATTAGTACAAACTGAGTGGAAACCTGATAATAAGAATGGTGAACTCAGTGATGAAGCAGTGCAGAAGAAAGAAGATAATCAATTTTCTCGTATTATGCAGTTGTTGCTTTGTTTCTATAAGGATGAACAACTTGTATTTAACGGTACTAAATTTGAAGAATTCTCTAAAGAAGTAGTAGATTATTTGAATAATGCAGATAAGTCTAAACTTCTAAGAGTCAAAGTTGTATATAACGATAAAGGGTATACTACTCTTCCGTCATATGCAAAATATACATTTGTAGAACCTATGGTATTACCTGAAGGACAGACTTCAGCTATTACTGAATTACGTATTGATAACTTTGCTAAGCCTATTGTTGCAGATGTTGAGACACCTGTAGCAAGTATTGGTTCAACTATGAGCAGTATAACTCCTACTATGGAAGCTGCAGTTACTAATACTACAGAAGCAAATCCTTACGGTTTGCCGTTCTGATAAATTCTATAAATGAAATAGCTACCTACGCTAGGTAAATATAGCGATACGAGGGTTATATACTATAAAGTGTATAATCCTCGTTTTTATTTTGTATAACTAAAATCAATTTATAATGCGTTTATCAAAATTTATTAATAAAACTTTCCTTAAAAAAGTAGGTAAAGAAGCAGATATAATAGACTCTAACTATACAATTCAAAACATTAATATTAAAAATGGACATAATATTAAGCGTGATGAGTTAAAAGAAGGAGACATTGTTTATGCAGCTATTTCTACTACTATTAAAGAAAATGGAAAGAAGAAACGATTAAATCAGAGAAAAGATATTTACCAGTTAAAAGACTCGTTTGGTAAATTTGTATTTATCGATTATCTTGGTAACGAGTACAAGACATCTTTAACTGCTATTAAGATAGTTCATTGTATGTCTTTCAAACAAAAAGAAGTAGAGATAAATGAATTACTTGATAAGTATGAAAAAGAACAAATAGAAGCAGAAAGACTAAAGTATCTAGAGGACAGTAAGAACTTAGGATTTAAATTTACTGACCTTGAGCCAGAAGATAAGTTACGTAAAACTATAGATTCTGGCATAAAGAATATATGGATGGTTGGTCCTGCAGGATGCGGTAAAAGTACAATGGCAAGAAATGTTGCAACAGACATGGATTTGCCATACTTATGTATTAGTTGTGGCATTGGGACTTCGGCTACTGAGTTTATTGGTTATAAGTATCCGACACGTGAAAGTACTCGATTTGGAGAATTTTACGCTAAACCATCTATTATATTGATTGACGAGATAACAGCTTTAGATCCCGCTGTGGCGCAGATTCTAAATGCAGCGTTAGCTAATGATGAAATTGAGACAACCACAGGCTTAGTTCATCGGCATCCGGAATGTATTATTATTGCTACTAGTAATACTTTTGGTTTCGGTTGCGATCGTCAATATGTAGCGAATAACCAGTTAGATGCGTCAACTATAGACCGATTTATAGGCGGTATTGTAGAGGTTACGTATTCTGCTAAGTATGAGAGTAAATATGACACTGAAGTTGTTGATTATGTCTATGCTCTTAGAGAATTTGTACAAGAACAAGGCATACGAAAGGTATGTTCTACTCGTATGGTGCAAGCAGGACATAGACTAAAATATAGTCATTTCTTAGATTGGAAATGGCGTCTAATTATTAATTGGACAGACAATGAGAAAGAACAGCTAACTCGTTGGCTAACAAATAGAGAACAAAGACTTAAAACAACTAAAGTGTAATATGACGAAATTAACTTATACATACGATAGTATTAGTAAGTTTTATCAAGATGCTCTTAATCCTACTCCTGAAGGTAATATACAAGATACGTTACAGCATTTAATAAGGGAAGAGGAATCTTTTAGAGGTATGGATATAGCTAATATTAAGAAGAATCAATATGGCTATAAGGAAGGCTTAGATAGATTAGAAAAACTTAATCTTAATTTAAGTCTTGGAGGATCTAAAAGAGATTACAAATGGGATGAATTAGACGGTGATGATATGAATTATGACCGTCTAATAGAAGGTTTTCCAGCTATGAAAAAACGAATTAAAACTCATGGAATTGGAAGTGGACGTTTAATAAATGTATATGTTGTCATATCTGAAAATTGTAATATAGGTTCTGAAGAAATGCTTAATAAAGCATATACAGCAATGCAAATTGTTGATTTACTTGAGAATTTAGGTTATAGAGTAGCGGTATACTCATGTGATTCTACTTTAGATAGTAGCGGTACTTATAAAGGAGAGTCTAATGTAAGATATGAGGTGTATGTATGTCTTAAACGACACGAAGATTCGTTAAATAGAGGATTAATACTTAATGGCATTAGTCCTTGGTTTTTTCGCTATTATATGTTTGCTCATCAGAAGGGTAGATATAAAAATGGTTGGGGAATGGGAAGAGCTGTTCCATTAGACATAGAACAGACTAAAGAAAACATTGTAATCAATCATGGGGAGTGTCTTAATAAAGACTCAGCTAATATTAAGATTAAGAAAATACGAGAATTATTTAAAGTAGACTAGGAGACGTTATGCCATAAAGAGCAGCTATGCCTTAATCCCGCATAGCGGTGTACAAAGATAGGTGTGAGTCCTATGATACGATAGTTTACTTTACGGTTTGAAAGAAATTAGCTTTAATTTGTTAAAGATTTATTTGCTTTCTATTTTTATAAAAATTATCTAGGTAATACACGGATTCTATTTTAGAAAGACTATTGACGATATTCCTTTATAATTATTGTGCGAACACAGACTGAAAAAGTATAATTCGGGGACTAGCTAACATTTACTAACTAAAAAATAAGGAAATGAGAATTAGTACATAAAAAGATTTACAAATAATAACAAATATTATCCTATAGTAGTGAGAGTACATAGGATATACGGGGGATGCGTTAACTGTAATGGAGTAGTACAGGCCTCTAGGAGGTAGCGTGTGGTGTGGTTCGAATCCATCCTCTCCCACAATTAATTATACAACAATATGTATGACAAAAGAAGGGTTAAAATCCCTACTGATATTACTTTAGATTATATATTATCTAAAGTAAGTGAGTATGATATATATGCTCACTACCTTGGACAGTTTAAGGTTGGTGCTATATATAATAGTCCATTTCGTAAGGATAAGAATCCTTCTTTTGGAATCTATTATAGCAAGAGAACTAAACAGTTACTATTCAAGGACCATGGAACAGGTGAATGTGGTAATATAGTTAAATTTGTATCATTGTATACAGGTTTAACAAATTATAATGATATACTAAAAGATATTGTTAAACAGCTTAATATTACTACAGACACTAAACTCGATAGCTCTAAGCAATATATACCTTCATCTGAGACTGTAATTGGTATAGTAAGGCAGAAATTTACTCCTACTGATATCAATTATTGGTCTCAGTTTAATATCTCCGAAAAGACATTAAAGAAATTTAATGTGAATAGTATTAAGTATTACTTATGTAATGGAATAGTTAAAGGAATATATAAAGAAGATAATCCAATGTATGCTTATAAAGTGTATAACAACTTTAAAATATATAGACCTTTAGCTGATAAATATACTAAATGGAGGAATAACCTTACTGAGTATGACATACAAGGATATGCTCAATTACCAAGTAAAGGTGATACTTTGATTATAACTAAAAGTATGAAAGATGTAATGTGCCTCTATGAAATGGGAATACCAGCTATATCTCCTTCATCAGAAAGTACATTTATACCTAATGATATATTAGAAGGCCTTAAGAAGCGTTTTAAGCGCATTATCATTCTGTTTGATAGAGATAATGCAGGCGTAAAATATCTTCGCAAAATGAGCCTTAAAACAGGCTTAGAAGGACTTTTAGTACATAAGAAATTCAAAGCTAAAGATATATCTGATGCTATTAAAGCAAATAGTTTTGAAGAAATAAAAGAATGGTTATATGGCGAAATTAAAAAGCAAAATACCAAAGAAGAAAAAGAATTAGGGGAAAGTAAAGAATGCAACTCCTAATGTATATGATGGAATTAAGTTTAGAAGTAAACTTGAAACTTATACATATAAAAAACTTAAAGAAGCTAATATACCAGCGCAATATGAAGCAATCCACTTTGAATTAATACCTAAATTTGAATATAATGGAGAAAAGGTAAGAGCTATGACGTACTTACCAGACTTTATTGGGGAAGACTTTATAATAGAATGTAAAGGCTTAATGGGTGATTCATTTCCTTTGCGTTGGAAAATCTTTAAATATACTCTTATGAAGAGTAATGCTAAGTATAAGCTATACTTAGTAAGAAACCAAAAACAAGTTGATCAAATGATCAATGAATTAAAAACTAAAAAATAACAGATTATGTCAGAATTTATTAAAGTAGGCAACAAGATAGTAACAAAACCTAATGGTTTGGATTGTGATTTAGTAAACGGTAAAGTATACAACTTGAAGTTTGATAGATTTGGAGTAGGAGTATTCCTTGAAGAAGATGGATCACTTAGCCTACCTAAGAAAGTTTACACGACTAAAGATGATGAAATCTTTGTAAAACGTGTAATTAATTACTTTAATAATACTAGTAAACTATCTACTGGTGTAATGCTTAGTGGTATCAAAGGCACTGGCAAAACTGTTATGGCTAAAGTCATTGCAGAAAAGTCTAATCTTCCCATATTTGTAGTAGATGAAGATTTCCCTACACATATGATTAATGACTTCTTTCGTAAATTCTCTACTCCAGTAGTAGTAATTTTTGATGAAGTAGATAAGCATTGGGATACAGAAGACTTATTAGGATGGTTAGATGGTGTGCAGACAAATGCAAAGAAGTTAGTTCTTTTCACATGTAATAATGAAGAAAGAGTTAACTGCTATCTAAAAGATCGTTGTTCTCGTGTTCGTTATAGTCGCCATTTTGAGCCTAACGATAATGCTCGTTTCCTTAAAGAGATTTTAAAGGATAAAGGTATAGAAGAGAGTAATATTGATTCTATTTATAAATTTATTGTAAGTAACTTTAACTTATTATCTATTGATAATATCTTATCATTTATTGATGAAAAGTTAATGTTCCCTGAAATATCTAATGCTGATCTTCTAAAGGATTTAAATATTACTACAAAAGAAGAAGAAATTGTAGAATATGATTCTAATGAGGATTACGAAGATGATAATGACGACAATGACGATGACGATATGTGGGATGACGATGATTATGAAGATGAAACTGAACGTTTTATAGTTAACCTTAAAACAGCTGCGTAATTAACAAATAAGGCTAGTAGAAATACTAGCCTTTAAATTTTAACCATGAAAATATGTAGTTTAAGTGATATACATGGTTCATTTATAGATATACCAGAATGTGATGTATTATGCATTGCAGGAGATATCGTTGATTTAAATAATCAACGGTCTATAGATGCATCTAGACATTGGTGGTATAATAGATTTACTAATTGGGTAAACAGATTACCATGTAAGAAAGTTATTATTACTCCTGGTAATCATGATTTTTTCTTAGAAGATGCTTATAATAAAGGTTATTATAATGAGTTAAAACAAGATTTATCTGTAAGAACTAATGGTAAATTAGTTATATTAATAGATGAACAATATACTTATGAAGGTATAAAGTTTTATGGATGTCCTTATATTAAACCTATATCATTTCAAAAAGGTAGATGGGCTTTTGAGGATAGAGGAGTAAATGTAGGAGAAATAGATCCAGATACAGGTGAAGAGAATACTTCTGATGAAGTAATTACTCATTATAATAAGATACCTAATGATATAGATATCTTAATTACTCATGATAACCCATTTAACAATGAGTTATTAGGAAATGTAGCTAAACATAAGATAGCTCATTTCTATGGACATTGGCATGAAGGACCAGAGTTAAGAAAATTAGGTTATTATAATTGTTCATTATTAACTGATATGTATAATAATAAGGATAATTATGAACCTGTAATTATAGATACAGAAGAACAAGTTATAGAAGAAGACGATATACCTTGGGAAACTAATTTAAACACTGAAGAAAATGAACTTATTACAGAAGATTTACAGTAAACTAGAGAAAAAAGTAAATGAAGTATTAATGACTAGAAAGTTTAATGCTTTTATTGAATCAAAGTTAGTTGAAAAAGAGGAAGATAAAGAAGAACAGATGGATATTATAAAGAGTGAATTAGAAACTGGAAACTTTGATAATGCTTGCCGTCGCTTCATTTGGTATCTAGAGTTTGATAGAGAAATTGAACACATTAAAGCCTTCAAAGATTTTGTATTAAGTGAAAAAGATAATACAAAAAATTAAATGTTTCTTTAAATGATGAAGATTGATATCCCATATTATGAAGATAATACACGCATTAGTAATAGCGCAATAGGATGGTTTCTTAAGAAAGGGCCTAGATATCTTCGTGATATGCTAGACGGAAATGAAGAAGGTATATCAGGTAAGTTCCTTGAGAAAGGAACTATGATACATGAGTATATTCTTCAACCAGAAGAATTTTGGAAAGACTATGAAATATTAGATTTTGAAGTTCCAAAAGTAAAACAACAGAAAGATTTATGTGAGTATTATAGTACTCATAAATTAACTGATCCTTTAATAGATGAGGAGAAGCTATTACTAGATGCCTATAATAATTCTTATAGTAATAGTAAAGGAGTAGATATAAAGAGATCAGAAGCAAAGCACATTGTAGAAACTTACAGTCAGTATATTACTTATTTACAAGTAAGTTCTACAAAGAAGGTTATTTCATTTGCTGATTTAACCATGCTAAAGCAAATTAAGGAAAACCTACAAGAACATGTAGCGGCAAATAATTTGCTGTTTAATGTTCCAACTACATATACCTGTCATAATGAGTATCATATTAATTGGGATTTATATGATGTAAAATGTAAATCTTTACTTGATAGAGTAATGTTTGATCATGTTAATAAGAAAATCATTTTGATAGACCTTAAAACTACTAGTGATGTTTATAATTTTAAACATTCTGTAGAAGAATTCGATTATTACAGGCAAATAGCTTTTTACCTTTGTGCTATTACTTGGTATATGCTTAATGAATTAAATCTTAATCCAGATGATTATGATTTTGAAGCGTATATTATTGCGATACAAACAAATGGAAAATACGAAGTTAGAGTATTTAATATGTTTAACGAAGAGGAGTTACTCAAACGTAGAAATATTATAGCAGATACTTTAAAAGAAATTTCATATCATATCAGTTCAGACAATTGGGAACATACTCGTAAATATTACGAGAATAATGGTGTTGAAGAACTTGAATGATGTTAGTATATACATTGTACCATTATTAGATGATAATCTTACTTGGAATGATTTAACTGTAGAAAGTGGATTCATAAACGCTTATACTACAGATAAAAATAGACCTTTTTTAGAAGAAAAGGTCTTTCTTGTATACGATAGTAGTGTAAATACTAAAGAATCTATAGATAGATATAGGAAGTTTAAGAATCTAGATTCTCTATATAATACTAGGTATATTACTATAAATAGTAAGCATTATACTGTATATTGTTTAAGTAATCCTAAATATAAGAAAGATATTAATGATCTTAAATCAGTAGGTAAAACATATAATGTAAATGCAGCATTAGAAATAAATAGATTTTGGACAAACGTGCCTGTTCCAGAATTAGCGCAAAGATTATTTCTAGATACTTATAGATTTGGTGATACTATAAGTGCTGAACTACCTGAGGAAGATTATTATAGTTATGAGGAGCGTGATGAACTCTCATAACAAAATAGGCTGAGTAACTTAATACTCAGCCTTTCTTTTTACAATATATCTAACGAATTGATAATTTAGATAGAAACTTTTAGAAGTTCATTAACTAATTCTATAAATAGTTTCTTTTTGCTTTTGGGTCTGTTGCTTCTATGATACTCTTAATAGGAGTAACTTTAATTATATTTTTCAATATAACTGGTAATCCCTTATAAGGTCCTCTATCTATTATTGTAAATGGGGTTCTATCACCTACATATGATGCTGGATTCATAAGATTAATAAAACTAGAGGCATTATCAAACCAGTTAAAAGCCGCTGTAGGAGACTTAATTAGAGACATAAATTCAAATGGGTTATACATAGTTCTAAACTCAAAAGCGGAACGCATAGCTAAATATGTAATAGACTATGTTAACCAAGTATCATACTCATCGTCTCCATCTACAATTGATGCCATTACAAGAGCTACTGCAGTAGAAGCTGCTATAAGTACTAATTCATTCAGTGTTCTTCTAACAGCATACTACTCGTATTCTTTTAAATTATCATAATCTGCTAATAACTAGGCTATAGCAAAATGTCTCTGCCCTATAACATTCTTTAAGAACCTACCAGTAGATCTGTAATATCCTTCTTCTTCTACTCCTAAATCAAGATTAAATTGTCTTCTCTTAAATCTATCATGTAATGCAGATATCATAAAGTTTCTGTGTAGTACTATATATGAAGCAATAGCATTAGCGTGTACTGCTGCTTTATCTATCTCTCTTAGAGTACCATCTATTCTCTAAGTAAGTATATTAATTCTATTCCTTACTTCATTCTATAACTTATCGTTAACGTACTATTTATATTTATCCTATACTTTTATATCTCCATTCTCATCCTCTTTAAATACATCATATAAAGTAACTGGTAGCTACTCAAACTTAGTACTATTAGAATTAAATTTATCTATGTACTATTGTTTAGTCATAAATCCCTATCCATCTACAAATCTATAGCTATGATATATACTTATAACTGTATGACTTTTAACTGTATAATCAGACTAGGTATAACCAGCAAACCAGAAATTCTAATTTATAGATCTTAATACCTAACTTTCATCAAGCCTATCAAATATTTCTTTGTTATCCTTTATTACTTGATTAAGCTACATCAGGTATGACAATTTACCTTTAGGAACAGGATTACCAATATTTGCCATTATATATGGTAATTGTCTAGCAAATTCACCAGAAGCAAATTTGAGATCATTCATATCAAAGAATCTTCCCATCTTAGCCTCTAAAGTAGTATAAGTAGCATCAGTAAAGAAAGAAGTACCTATAGACCATAGGTTACCAGACAAGTTTACCTTAGTAACAAAACCTCTTATTATATCAAGTGTCTTACCTACGTTTATCTCTTTACCCAAAATATCTACAATAATAGGAGTCTTATTTCTTCCATACATTATTCTGTCAACTAATAACTAAGCTTGTTTATATATATTTGATGAACCTGCTGTTTTTAACTCCTTCTTAGTTCTTATCTAAATATTTTTAAGCAGATTAAGTAGAAGTTCTATGTCATCCTATTGTTCTACCATATTGTTATAATTAGCAGCCATATTATAGTAAGCTATAGTAGATGCTACAGCATCAGTAGATATTTCATTAGTATCATCTAACATTTTTATAAATCTAGTAGGTATTACTTTGATAGGGTCTCCATTAGGCATTGTAGTAAACTCTTCAACATAATCCATGTCATCTACTTTTGTAACAGCTATATCCTCAAATACATATTTTAAGGCATTGAGTACATTGTCTTTTCTACCAAGCACCTACATGAATCTAGCTGGTATCTACGGCATTCTGTTATCATCTGCAAACGTTAAAAATGATATATATTCGTTAGCCTTTTTCATAGTATCAGACAAACTGTCATATAGTTTCTTTAATTCTGGTTTATCTGTTACTTCCTTATATGCTTTACTATTATCATAATACTTCTTATTAGGTTGTATGGCAGGTCCAGATGGATCCCAATTCTTATTATACCAATCAGATGTATTATCTAAAGTAGAGTATCTACTTATAGGTGCATATTCTGTATACTTTTCTAACAGTTCATCTTTTGGTTTTAACTCTGTATAATATGATGCTGGATGCATTTTACCTCTACCATCCTCATAATGATTTTTATTAAACCAATCATTATAAGCTTCAGTACCCGACTCTCTAGCTGCCTAGCTATCTTTATAATATTGTTCTGTAACAGTTACTTCTGCTATATCACTAAATTTCTTTTCAGTAGCAACTTGCTCTCTCCAAGTATAAAGATTAGCTATATTCTAGTCTAATTTAAGCATTTCTATTTTCTCAGAGTCAGACATTAAATCAGGATTAATCTTATTAGTATACGGATCTTTAAACAACTATTGAAATTCTCTACGTTTCTTAACTGCTTCTTTATAATCATCGGATTGTTCTGCTTTTATTATACTATCCAATTGATCATAAAACTCTTGTGTATACTATTTCTTAAGATTTCTGGATTCCCATAAAGCCAACTGTGAAGAACCTTCTCCATATTTAGCTACTATTTTAGATCTATCTTTGTTGTATCTTTCTTTGTCAGTTTTATATTTAACGTGTTTCTGTACTAACTCATTAAAAGCAGATAACTCATTTGCTATTAATAAATCATCTCCAGTCTTTACACTTCCATCAAGATTATATCTATTAGCTAACAAAGATTTTTGTTTACGCAGATTAAGTAGAGAATTATACTCTGATTCTGATAGTAAATTATCATATTCTACTCCATCTATAGTAATAGGATCTACTATAGTGTTAATATAGTTGTTAATTTCATTTATGGCGTCTCTAGTTTTCATAGAGAGCATTTTATTTCTAGTAGTATAATATTCAGATTTGTATTTTCTATCTGCTCTTTCGGAATAGAATTTATTTACTCCGTCAAACCATTTCTTTTGAATATCTTCATTATCAGGCATTACATATTGATCATTTTCATCTTTTTGTATGCCTAACTTATTAGCTAATTCGTCTAAATACTATTTTTGATCTTTCTTAAACTGCCCTTTATTTATTGGAGATACTCTTAAACCTGTATACGTACCATCGTCATACTTTTCATATAACAGCTTTTGAACATCATTACCATATTTTTCTTTAACTATATTTAATTGTTTAACTAATTCGGTGCCTACCTATAGTGTCTCTCTATCTGTTTTATTCATTGTATTCTAAAGCATATTAGCTATAGTCTATACAATCATATTGTCACTATTACTAGCCATACCAAACCAGTTTATAAATATATTTATATCATGTTTGGGATCGTCTAACCAAGTTATTGCCTTATCTATGTATTCCTATGGTACTGCTCTAGATTGTAAATATTCCTATAGTAACTGGTAGCCTTTCTACTTAAGTACATTAGTAAATTTATTATTTACAGTAGTTAGCTATTTATCTATATTTGTTATCTTTTGTTTTATCTCTGCGTAATCAGGTAATTCTTTGAATATATCTGTAGTATCTACAGCATACTGAATTTGATCTATTAGTGGTTTATAGAAACCTAGATAGTCATTAGATAACTGTCTAATTTGCTTAGCATTAATTTCATCTATTGGTTTAGATAGGAATTTTATACTATCTCCTATAGTATCACTAACATGCTATACGAATTGCAGCATACCTTGTTCAGTTTCAGATTTAGATAATTGGGATATTAAAGTAGTTATCTGATTCCACGTTCTGGGATTCTTCACACTATAATGCTTAATGGCATTCAATCTATCCTTTAGACCCTTTTGTATTTTCTAGTATAATTTATCTATCTATTCCTATTGTCTTACATCAAGTTTATTGAATTCTTCTCCTGTATACCTTTCTGGAAAATCAAGTACACTGTATATACTTACTTCTCCTTGATTTACCTTATTTAGTAAACTCACAGCATATGTTTGAGCATTTAATAAGTCTTTTGGTAATCTATACGTGTCTTTACCAAATATATTTTTTATTAATCCCAATATAGTCTCCCATATACGTTGAAAGAGGGTTTTATCTACTTTCTATAATTCACTTCTAAGGTTAGAGTTAGATAAGAACTCATTTAAAAATTCATCACTTTCATCTTTTAATCCCAGTCCATACCAGCTGTCTCCTAACTTTTGCCTGTATTTTTCTTGTAATTTATCTAATTCAGATCTGAATTTAGGATTATTATCATATTCTTTCCTTAAATATATATGTAACATCTCGTGTGCAACATCTTCAGCATTCTGTTGTACTGAGGATTTTTTGATTATGTCTGAATATAGATATAATGCAGAACCAGAAGATGCTCTTGATCCCTTCTTATGCCCTTCACGAATAATGAAAGGTCTGTTTACTTTGTTTAAATATTTAAGAAGATTTTTAGTTTGAGGCGCAACCTCTTTATGGTTAATGAAGAAATTTACAACATCTACGGTATCCACAAATTCTCCTAATTGACCTAATAGGTTAGTATCATATCTTTTATTATATGCTTCAATTAACAACTCTCCATTATTATCTACTTGTTTAGATAATTCTTCTGATAATTGTGTTTTAAATGCATTTGTAAAGGTTTCAGCCTTTGCTAAGATAGCTTGTTTACGATCTCCATCAAACTTGTTTAAAAGGTCTGAAAACAGCTTAGAATCCTCTCCATTAGAAGCCTTATCTAACCCATTACCTTTATTCTAATCCCAAAGGTAGTAGGCTTTATTTTCACCTACTACCTCTACTAACTCCTTCCATTCTGGAAGATTTTTATTTGGACAATATTTATTCATATTATAAATTACATATAAATTTGTTAATCAAACCTTCCACTTCTTCTGGAGTAGTTGGATTTTCTTTACGTAATAATTGAGTAAATTCTTCTACTTTAGAATCTATTTGATCAAGTAATTCTGAGTTATCTTTACTTAATTCAGTTAAGTAATCTCTAACTTGTTGAATGGCATCTACTTCATTTTGCATTCGTTCATCAAACTATTCTTGAGATAAAGTACTTTCTGCTTCACCAAGTACTACACCTTGTTCACTTTCATCTTTATCGTCTTGCTCCCATTCAAATACCATATCCTATTGCTCTTTAGCATAATTCATATTCTAATAGGGTGGAAGATCTGTGATTAAATGAATATCAGAGTTCTACCAGTTAGGCTTACTATATTCATCAGACATATCAGCTAATGCTTCCTGGTTCTATAAAGCTTCTGTATAATCCCATACGTTTTCTCTATTAAAGTCAAATTGAGATTCCTTACCATATTCTACTACAGTGTGACCTCTATATTTGTAGCCTTTCTTAGATACTAATCCATAAATAGGTATGTAATTCAAACGTTTAGTATCTGGATCAGCAGCTTGTTTATAACCTATGAGAGAATATACATGATAATTAGCTGGAGTATACCCTAAACCATCATTTATTTTAATATACGGATAGAATATAGGAAAACTTCTTTCTTTTGTTTGACCTTCATTATCTATATCCATCATTTTTATCCAATTACTAGGTCTAATGGCAGGCTTATCTGTTTTATCTTGCCTTTCTCCCATTATAATATTAGGAACGACGGATTGGTCGTTTAACGATATAGAATATAGTTTAACTCCTTTCTTATTATATAAATCTACAGGTCTTACTAATTTGTCATTCTACCAATTGTTTAAGAATAAGTCATCTCTTACTATAGATTGATCAACCCCATTAGATAATTCATCTAATTTAGTCTGAATATAATCAGTATAACCTATTGATATTCTATAACTATTTGGAACATATTGGAAGAACGAGTTCATAGTAGGATTATCTCCAGATGTGATAAATGCATACACTACTAAGTCCTTAAACAATTGACTTACTTTTGGTTCTGGATCATCTATTAATTCTCTCCAATAATTTATTAAATTATTAGCCTAAGACTAATCTGCATCTAATAACGCAGAAGTGTCGATAAAATCTAATCCGTTGTAATCTATATTTGGTATCAAATAGTTTATAAAGTCATTATTTATCGTACCATCGTTATTCAAGAATCTACTTAGTTTTGGATTACCTTTCAATATCTAATGTTTGAAATTGTTGATACGTTTAGCCATTGACGTTTTACCAGTAAACATACTAGTGATGTCAATACCATTTTGATATATAAACTAGTTAAAGAATCCACTCTTAATTTGAGCTTCCATTCCTGAAATAAGAGCATTCAATAACTTGGAATCTGCATTATTCTTTCTACCAAGTAATGCTAACATTACATCTTTCTTATCCAAGAATGTACTAGTATTTCTTAATAATAGATCCTTGAATATAGAAGTACCAAATGGAATACTGTTTTCAGTTTTCTTAGCGATAAAAGTCTCATTATAGAACCTTTCTATCTCACCATCTGCAAAGTTAGCATCCTCTGTCATTGCCCACATACCGTTGTAATATGTCTGCTATTCTGCAAAGGTTTTACCCGTTTTCTTAGTATCTACTTTAGAATATTTAACAAGATTAGCTAGTGAATCAGCATATGGTTTCAATGCTTTCCAAGCATAGTATATGCGAACCTATTCTTCATTAAAGTTACTTATTTCTTCTTTATCTAGTTTAAGCAACTCTCTTGTTCTAGATGTATATTCACCGTTTTCTTTTTGATAGGTTCTGAATAAATCCTGATATTCGTTAGCTTTTGAATTATCATTTTTATTTATAAATTCATATTTCTTTCTATACTTCTTAGTAGGATCATATTTGTCAAGTACAGATTCAATGGCTTCATTTTCTAACTGTGTAGGGGTCTTAGTTCTGTCTATACCATACTTACCTTTAGTCTTTATAACAGCTTCCGCCATTTCTTTAAGAATAGGTTGAGCAACAAAATAGAATGTTTGTTTACCTTTACCAGTACGTAATAAGAAAGATACCATATTGTAAGTCCATGAATTAACATTTAATCTTACAATATATGGGTCCTTAGCAATATCCACAAAACCATTAATCATAGCAGACAGCCAGTCAAGTATTCTACCGCCTTTCTACATCCCTTTTACAGGAGTATCATATATACCACCTAAGTTCCATATATCTAGAGTGCTAGTAAATTCGTTTCTAGTCATTCTAAGCTTAGTAAGCTAAGTAAGGATGTGATGTGCATTATTCAATGCAAAAGGTCCAATGCCAGCTTTACCACCAGTATATTCAGCTTTTCTAGCTTCTTGATAAGTAGGAGAGTATACTTCAAATGGAGTAGGATGATAACTACTAGGTCCTTCAATATCTCTAAGTACTTCTTTTACATTCTCTGTAGCATTATCAATAGATAACTTAAGTGAGTTAGTGTTATCTCTAGTAAGTAATACTTTTAGATAAGCATCAAGCATTTCATTCTTTATAGAACTACGTACTTCTTCATATTTAAGTGCATTACCTTTATTAATTTTAACTCCTTTACTATTGTAACTAAACCTAGCTACATATAATTTGTCAATATCAAAGTCAGAACCAGTAAGTTTAGTAAAGTCTTCAGGAAGCATAATAGTATCACCCATTATTTCAGGGAATACATCTACAAAACGTAATGGAGATATAGATGCAATAGACTGAGTAGGAATACGATAACCAATAGCGTTAGCTGTAGCTTTATCACCAATAATTTCATGGTCAATAAGCCATTGTCTGGCTTCTCTAAATGTCAGTTTATCGTAATTAGGTATAAAATATTTAAACAAGTTTATACTTACTACTGAATCCATTGACCCTTCCTCATTAATAGACTTAAGCACTCTACCGTCATTTATCATATTAGGTGTTATTACTTTAGTAGAAGTAGCCTCTAGACCTAAGGTAGACCTTTGAATAAATGCTCCACCTGGTATATGAACATCAATAACTTGTTTGTTGATCATAGAAATAAATCTACTTTCTAACCACTTATTATCAGATAAAGAAGATAACGGAATAATAAATTGATTATTAGCTGTTTTAAGACCAGATAATACATTATCGTTAGCATCAGATTCTCTTGCATCATCTTCTAGCATCTTAGCTAACTTAGTTACATTAACACTACCGTCTTTATTGAATAATTCATCCTTTAGGTCTTGAACACCCATATCAGACAATTTATTCAATGCATTCATAATAGTATCCTTGATTTCTCTACCAGTTACCTACTTACCTTCAATACCATATAAATCATCCATACGTAGGTTAGACAAGTTTACTTTCATAAACTGAGTACCAGCCATCTGCTCTTCATGTGTATGAGGATTAGTTTCTAACTGTTGTCTTAAGTATTTAAACTTCTAAGTATAAGTAACTAAGTTATTGAAATCATTAAGAGTATTTCCTTCTTCATTAATTAACTCATCAGTAACTTTGGCACTAAGAACAGTCTGTCCATCCCTTAGTTCTATTTCACTGTCTTTAGCTACTCTATAGAACTTCATAGGAGATCTAGAACCAGCTTTAACAGCAGAATCAAATAATACCATATCTACTGGTTTATCTGGGTCTGTCATTCTATCATACAGTGCTTTTATGTCACCAGTAGCTATACTTTTGAATAATGGGAACAATGCCATCTTATTGAAGTAAGGTATACCTAATCCAGGTATTTCATTGAATCTAGTACCAAATGCCATATACTTCATAGCATTTAATATAACCTTATTAGCTTCAGCATACAGTTTGGGATCAGAATCCCACAAATCAGCTGTATCTTCATTAGTAAGTATCTCAAATGCTTTCTTTATTTCAGGAGACCATACACCACGCATTCTAAGTAGATCTCTAGTCATATTAGGACTAATATATACAGCAGCATCTGCTACATTTATGCCTTCTTTATAACCCTCTACTTCTGCTTTAGCTGCTTGTTTAGCTATCTTAACTGATTCCGGATAGATTTTTTCAATCTCCTGTATACTCAAGTCTTTTACTTCATTCCAAGCATCTTCACCTTCCAGTTCTTGAATAGTTTCTTTAATGTTGCCTCTAGTAAATAGACCTTCATATATATAGTACTGTTTGTCCATTATTTCGTGGTCTTTCAATTCAGCAACTACATATTCATCTCTAATTGGATCATTAAAGAAATCTAGTCTGTTATTCAAACCAGTAGAAGTAAGAGAACCTAGACGTTTGATTTTATCAATAGATACATCTATAGGACCATGTTCATCATACTTAACTTTATAGTAAGCAGGAGCTCCACTAAATAGTTTCTCTACCTCATTAATTGATATAATACTATTGATAGTGTAATCAGCTAGCATATCAAAGATAGCGTATCCTTCGGCATTTGTAGGATCTAATTGACTATAAAATGCTTTTCTATTACTTAATTCTGTATCATCTAGTAATACATTACGTAAACTCCATATATCGTTATTTTCATTACCTTCAATTAATCCTAATTCTTTAGCAGTAGATATTTCCTATTTAACACGATCGTTTATTAGAGAGCTTAAAAACGCTTTCTATGTTTCTCTAGATAAATTAAAGAAATAGTCTTTAGCAGTCTAAAGATTCTCCTTAGCAGATTTCATAGGATCGTTAAAACTAATAAAACCTTTAGAAGTTTTGATTCCAGTTAGTAATAAGAATCTAGCGCCATTACCTTCTAACTTCTTGGTATGCTTTTTGCCATTTTTATCTTTCCAACTTACCTTGTTGGGAGTATGGAAGTTCTTTATTCTTCTATTAGGTTCTAACCAATCGTTATTTATAGTACCGTCGTCATTATAATGCAAGCCAGTTCTTTCATCATAATGAGTAGGATCATCATCAATTTGTCTTAAACACAACTCTATTTGATTCAATTCATCATAACAATAACCTAATAAAGTGTCTAAGGACTGCTCTCCATATTGGATAAACACACCTTGAGGAGTATTGTTGAATCTTATTCTTTCATGAGGTAACTTGATACCTTTAATGAAATGATATGTCTTCTTATCTGCTACTGTAGGGAATATAATTCTATCATTAAATACGGCAACCATTTTAGCAATATAGTCCTCTCTATCAGTAATACCAAAATAGTCTCTACCTGTATCTTGTGAAGTAGTATCCTTAAAGTTTATTAATGTTTCAATTGATAAGTCTTTATTGCCATTCTTAACGGAATTAAGTATTATAGAATTGCCATTATACACCACTGCATTCAGATTATCAAATGTTTCTTTATCGTTTACTATTTCATTAAGTCTATCCTTAGTAAAGTTATTCTGAGATACCATATAGTAAGTATTACCATCAGGTCCATAACTACTTAAACTTTTATCAGTAGCATGTTGATAAGCGTAATAATTGGCTATCTCTTTAACAAAACCTGAATTATCCCATACTTGCGTAGGTTGTATTACACCCTCTGCTGTCTATATAGGTTTTATAGTTCCATCATTATTAATGGAATCTTTTATTACACCAAGTGTCTCTATCAATCTAGGTAATCCTCCGAACTTTATTCTGTTTACTAAGAAAGAATTCAGTAACGTATATTGATCTAATCTAGGATTACCATAATCTCCAGATAATAACATTCTGTTAAGTGTAGGTTTATCTATACCTATACCTACAGAATTTAGCATACGTACTACTATGTCTTTCAAGTATTCTTGATTAGCCTATAGGTGTAAGTCTATATTCTTATCACCAGCTCTCAATATACCTCTATTGTTAGTAAATGCATTTCTAATTCGATTGAAATTATCTATTATAACTCTTAAACTTTGTTTAGCTCCATCCGCAGCTACAATAGCTCCATTTTCATTATACTTATATACTCCAGAGTTATTAAAGAAATACTGAGACCACACCTTTGGATAATTAGCAGCTTTAACATCTACTGTGTTATCCTTCAATTCCATCTTAGTAAACCCAGTTTCAGCATCTTCACTGATTTTTACAGTAATATAGCTATTGATGTCAGAAGTAACTACAGTCTCTATCTTAGTAAGCATAGCTTCTGCTTGAGTAGATATATTAGTATTATCACTCATAGAGTTCTTCACTAAAGTAGTTAATCTAAACAATAATGCTTGATAGAAAGGATCGCCGTTTTTGGCAAAAAACTATACTTTATCTACAATATTAGATATGGTTCTACATCCAGATAAGTCTTTTAAAATGTTAGTCCAAGCTATATTAGGATCTACGAAGCTAGGAAAGTGAGTATATTCATCAAACTTGATCTAAGAAGTACCATCTTTTGCTATTTCATATGCTGGTATAGTTTGAAAGAAGAATTTAACTTCGGCAGGAGCGTTATCTCTGATAGATATATTCATACCTTCTACAGTATGTTGACCTATATTTACTCCTTCAGTTCCTTCTTCTATATTAGAGATAGTGTCATCTTCATTTCTATCTATTGCTCTAATTCCTAACTATTTTAACTTAGTAGTCAACATAGGAAGTATAATAGAGTCAAACTTATCTACTACTTCATTTATAACATCTGAAGGATATTTATAAGCTTGGGCTTGCAATATGAGCTTAAGTCTATCAAATTTAGGAGCGTCCTTAGATAGATCTGAATAATTTATAGTGCTTCCATCAGTAAACGATACCTAGAAAAAAGCATACGTCAAACTATTTACAATATCATTCAACTGTTTAACAGTTTGAATATGTTTGAACTGATAGCCAGATACTTCCATATTAGGTCCTTCACCTTTATATATCTCTTTAAATCTAGCTACATTATCAGCATTAGGTTTTAATCCGTAATACTTACCTCTATTAATAGCAGAATATATTTTAGCTAAACCATATTGACCAGTTCTCGCCCACAACTTAACAAAGTCATATATTCTTCTAAACCAATTCTTAGTATCGAATCTATAATTTCCAGATTCTGTTAGCATAAAGTCTTTAAATTGATCAGCTAATTTCTCATCAATCTATTTATCTGTTAAACCAGAGTTTCGATATTTCTTATATATTCTATCTCTGTGTTTAGAATCAATTAGTAATTGAGATACTCTATGCCATGCCTCATGATACTGTACACCTTCTGGAGCAGACTCTGTTATTATTATAGAATCTTCAGTTACTCTACCAACTACAGAATTACCTGCCTCAGTTACTTCTATTACAGATGGTACTATTTCTGGAGTAATACCTAATGTAGTTTGAATCCATTCTGATGCCTGGGTAGGATTCATTTTATTGTACTCGTTTTCAGATATTTCCATATTAGGGCCCTTTCTCTTCTTGCCATCTAATATAGAGAATATATCGTCTAGGTCAATAGAAGTTTGTTTACCTGTTTCATCAGGTAAAGTAATACTGCCTCTTTTTGACTCTTCTTGAACTTTCTATTGAGATTGCTCTACTTTATGTTCAGCAGTTTTATCCACTAACATTACGTCATCTATGTATACATTAGCATCTTGCATAGTATCTGCAATGTCAGTCAGCAGTATACCTTGTTTTATATACCATCCTAGTACACTGATACCGTTAGGATGATTAGAATCTACTTGTTTATTGCCATTATTATCTTTAATAATACCAAAATCTCTATCAGTAAATTCTAATATACCTGGTATCAAAGTAATCTTATCTACACTATTGTTCTTTAAGAATGTGGCTAATGGAGATAAATTAGGATCTTTTATCTATGATTGTAAGTCACCACCTAAGTAGTTAGAGTTTAGACCGGCTTCATCTATATTCCAATGGAAGTTATCCATTATATACTTTTTCAGTCTATCTCTAACTTCAGGAACTGTAGTTATATCATTTAAGTCATACACCTATTGCCCTACTATTAACTAATTATCTTCTGTAAGATAGAACTATTTATCCATTCTAGCTTTTACCTATTCAGGAGATAATCTAGTATCATTAGGATTAGTGGCAGTTTGAGGTCCAAAGTTTACTAAGAACTGTAATACATTCTAAGGAGTGACATTAGTTACAGTACCATTAGCATCTGTATAGAATTGGTCTTTAGAAGTAATAAGATCTATTATAAGATCTGCTACTTCTGGCTTATTTTTAAAATTGTCATAATTTAATACTACTCCTACCTGAGATGTACTACCGTCATCTCTTTGTGTTTTGATCATCCATACAGGTTTGCCCATAGGAAATCCTTTTCCTGATATTACCTGGTTTTTGAAGCGTATTACACTGCCACCTAGACCACCAGTAGTAACTCCTACTTGGGTATTCTCAGAATTAATTTCATATGGATCCTTAATAGTTAACCAAGCAGAGTCAGTCAATTTCCTATTTTTAGGACTGTTATCTTCGTTCTTAAGATTAATTATTCTACCATTAGTCTTTCTAATAGTAGTAGGTACTATTTCTAAATTAGGATTTGCCTATACTTGTTTATTTAGTTCCAGTACTTTATTACGTAAGGCATTAAGGTTATTTACGATTAACTATTGATCATTGAAAGGTAGTCTGTTAAACGCTCTATTACCTCTAGCATATAAACCTTCTACTGTTTTAATACTAGCTATATATTCTTTTCCTTTGTAGTTAAATAAAGCATATATGCCATCTGTAGTAGTACCATCGTTCTTAGTATATGGCCTTACTACTATACGTACCCCATTCTTAGTTACTTCTTTGATAAAGTCAGGCTGTCCAGATACCTCAGAGAATTCTTCATTATTCAGATACTGCTCCATACCTTGGAATTTCTTAGGTACTCTAATCCACTGTCCTTGCTCATTCTATTTAGAATCAGTAAGTCTATAGTTTAATTCGTGAGAATACGGATCTAATCTGGGGTCATACGTTAATTCTTCAAGCTATCTTGGCTCAGCGGTATCCTAAACTTCTGTAGTCTACATCTATTCTTGTGCTTGACTAGGAGTCTCTAATGCCGCTTTAGCGCCTTCACCAAGCCATCCCCCAAGTATATCACTAAGAGTAGGTACTTCTTCTAATTTCGTAGGTTCTGTCTTAGGTGCTTCTTCAGTAGGTGATACAACAGCGGCAGATTCACTAGGGATAACAGTAGGCTGTTGTACTACTTTTTCCTTAGCCTTTATATCTTCTTGTTGTCTTTGAGCTATTTCTTCTCTAGCTTCTTGAGCAATACGTTTTATTTCTTCAGCTCTAGATTTTTCTTTTCCTTGCAACTTCTGAGATATTACCCATTCACCTGAACTAACAAAGTCAGAATATGCCGTTTTAAGCAATTTCTCATCTATCTATTCTGTTTCTTTTTCCTAAACAGGAATGTCAGTAGTAGGAGTAGATACTTCCACTACAGGCTATTTTACTGTTCTTGATTCATCAGAAACAGGAATAGAAGTAGTAATAGGTTCTGGAGTAACTTCTTCCCCTTCTTCTACTACTTTCTCGTACGTTCTGCCAGAGTATAAGTCCTCTATAGCCTGCACAAAGTCGTCTTCCTTGGCTTCAGAGTCTTTCCATTTATTAATCTTAGCCATTATAGATTTCTTATCATCTGACGACATGAGATTGTTTTCTTCTCTAGCTCTAGTTTGATCTAATCTCGCTACTACTGCTTGTTCTTGAGCATCAGCTAGATCTTGATGTACAGAAGGGACTTGAATATCAGTTTCGGTCAAATTAAATTGATCTAATACTTTTTTGAGTTCATTATAACTGTTAGTCAATGCCTCTCTATCAGTATTTAATAAGTTTCTAAAATGTATTACATCTGCTTTAGAGGTACGTAAATTAGTATTCTTTTCTAGATCTTTTAACTTAGCCCCATTCTACTCATAATCATTTATTAGATTATCATATACTGCTAATTCAGAGTATAGAGAGATAGCATTCTTTACATCTTCTGCTGATATTTGTGAACGCTTATCTTCTGGTAGTTTGGTTATTACCTTTTTAATCTGTTTATTTACATCTTCGCCATTTAATATACTTTGTAACTTATTATTAGCAGAAGTTAAGTTACTATCAGATTCCTTAAGTAATTTATCATAATGATCCTTAAGAGCTACCAGTATATTATAATCATCAGTATACGGTTCTATACCTAATACTGACGCCTGTTGTAATGTAGAAGCAGACGTAGCTATGTTTCTTACTCGGTTAGCATTACTTCTTTCAGTTTCTATATCATCCTAGGTAAGACCGTCAATATTTGTAGATTGTAAGTTATCAAATGATTGCATTAAGTTATCCCACTTATTATTCGCAGCCATTTCTGCATAAGCGATATCCTTTCTTACTCTATCTTTTTGATCTAGTTTTTCAGCATATAAAGCTGATAATAATTTATCAGCTTGTAATTGGTCTCTAGTTTGTAAGTAAGAAGTAGCAGTGCCTATACCACCAGTCATTAGACCACCAAGTAATGCACCTCCTTTGAAATTCTCCATGAATTCTGCATCATCAGAGTATACAGCATCCCAAGGAGTAATTGCTGCAAATATAGATCTTGCTCCAGCACCTAAATTCTTAACAAAACTCTTTACTAAGTTAGGATTTTCTTCAAAATGCCTATTGATGTAATCCTAACCTTTCATGTATTGAGTACCTTCTTCTGCCCCCTCCATAGCAGCAGATACTAGTATTCTACCTCCTAAGTCTAATACGGCTTTTCTCTTAGTAATCTTAGGTAGTTTGTCTACACTACCTATACCAAAACTAGTTATATCATCTATACGTTCTGCCAGTTTACCCTTTAAGAAGTCTTTACTTTTATCGTATCCTTTAGCCAATGTCTTTAGACCTCTTACACTTCTAGCCATTTTACCTAAGGGAACTACTTCTAACATAGTTTGTGTAGCATCCCAAGCAGATAAGGCCATGTTGTCGGTATAAAGTGATTTCATACCTTCAAAATTATTAAGTCTAATCTTATCAAATTTAGTATTGTTTACTTTTACTTGATTAGTAAGCAGTTGATCGTATACGTAGTCATCATTATCTATCTGTTCCTAAGTATAGGAGCCCATTTTCTGCATTTCAGATTTAGCGTCCTTTAATAGCTATTTAGAGATACCATTTTTATCAACCTAGTTAATAACAGCTGACTTATAGTTACTATATACTTCACCCTTAGACTCTCTTTCTCTACTAAATAAATTACCAACTATAGATGCACCAGCACCAGCTACTAGACCAACAGCTGCTCCAATAGGACCAAAATGAGCTCCTAAAGCTGTAGCAGCATAAGTAGTACCAGTAGTTAATATATCATTAACCATAGTAGCTGCAGAAGAACCCATTAACCCTGGCAGTTTAAACAGATACGTATCTATATCTGTAAGATCCATTCCTGGCTGTTGAGATTTTCTACGATAGTAATCAGATTTTAATTTACTATTATACTCATCTGCTTTATTCTGTGCGTTGCTGGCTTCAAACAATGCTACACTTTTTTTAGCATATAAAGTATTAGGATCAGAATAGCCACCTGTAGATTTGTCGATCTATTCAGTTGTCTAACGATCTATTTCACTTAAAGCAGAATCCCATTTTCCATTAACTAAATCAGTTTTCAGCTTTGTATTTAAAGATGAGTCATTGAGTTTGTCATCTAATATATTATTATATGATTCTTTGTTATTAATGACAATGTCAGATAATTCTTTTACTCTCTATCTTAGATCTTCGTTACTTGGATCTTGCTCTAATTGTGGAAGTATTGTATTTATTTCACGTACAGCTTGAATATACCCTTTAGCATTTAAGATAGTGTTGTAATCCTATTCAGCCATAGTATAATCACCTAATGCGTTATCTCTAATTACTTCGTTTCTTTTAAGATTCCAATCATTAAAGGCATTAGATAACCAATCTGTAACTCCATAATCATCAGGAGCTCCCTCATACGAGGGATTCTCCATAGTATGAAAGTACTCTTCTACATTGGCTCTTGGGGCTTCATAAGCATCATACAAAGCCGTTCTCTATCTTATACTGTCTGTTAATGATGTATCGTATACTTTTCTTTTCATATTATCTTACACTTCCTAATGTTTGTAATGCTGAAGTTCCGTATTCTTCTTTGGCTTGTGAGGTACCACCTATTCCAGTAGGAGAACCTCCTTGCCATCTTTGATTTACTCTTTGCCAAAATTCTGGAGCATTGTTGGTACTTGGTAATGCTTTGAATATATCCATCTCAAAGTATTCGTGACCGTCTTCTCCAACTACTTCTGTAACTTCCGAAGCTTTATATAAGTCTTTTAATGCAGTTCTAGTACTTTGTCTACCAAACGGAGCTATTAAGTTATCTGCAAAGCCTTGTGTTAAACCTTTATCACTCCATAGACCTGTACCTAATGCTTGTTCTATTCTTTCTTTAGGTATTCTTATTTTACCAGATAGAGCGAATGTTCCAGGCCCTACTTTGACCATTTTACCTTCAGGTAGAAACTGTACATCTGCTAAATTACCTGATTCAAGTACTTCCTTTAATGGGAAACTGGTATCTCTACCAAAGCCTGCTACTCTTTCTGCTTTTCTAGGAGTAGTCTCAGAAGCTATTTGGAATACAGTCTCCGGCAATAAGAACCCTCTAGAGTCATTAAATTGATATACTTTCTTCGTAGTACCGTTTTCATCTTTTATCTCCTGCTGTGATGCACCTATTCCTGTCAACAGGTCGTCACTTTCAAGTAAGCTAACGTTACCTTTAATCATATCTAAAGCAGAGTTTACTCCTTGTAAGTAACCCTTCTTAGAGTATTCTTTATTTCCATCTACAGATACAGGAGAAAAGCCAGATTTTTTCTGAAATTCATCTCTAAGCACATGTTTATTGGCTAGACCTATCATTTGGGCTTGTAATTTATCTGCTGCATCAGAAGCACTTCTGGCTGCAATAAGTGCATTATCATCACCAGTAGCTCTATAAGCATTAGAGTACTGCATAGCGGCTTGATTAAGTTGCATATAGGAGTTCATCATATTGTCTATATTCTTAACTCCCTTTTTTGCATCTTGTGCTATCTTAGTATTAGGATATTTATTTACTAAGCTTTCGATATAATCTCTATATTGATCAAATCTAGATCCAATTCTAGATTGTACACTTCTAGTAATAGATTCATTTAAGAAGTCTAATCTAGTTGGATTAGGTCTAATTATCTCATCTCTACCAGTCCTACTCGCAGCAGCTTTAGCCTACACTAGCCACAACGGATCAACTGTTAATTGAGGTCTTCTAGTTCTATCTATCTAGGAAGAAGCAATCATATCTATAAATTGTTGTCTAGCTGCATCTGCATCTCCACCAGTATTTTTAAGCATCTATTGGTAATATTTCTGTCCTTGGGGAGTATTAATGAGATCATTATAATGAGCGTTAGCCACAGCGTATAGGTCATCCATGTTATTACCAGTTACTTGGTATTTAACTCCATCTTTCCATTGTACACCTAAACTACCAGGTTTTAAATTATCAAAGTAAGGATTACTTAACTGATTAGCGGTCATGAATTTCACAGGACTAATATCTTCAAATACTTTCTTAGTTCCTAATGTGTCATAGTTAGCTATATCAGATTCATCCCAATCTTCGTTATACAGCCCTTCTGCTTTCATCTTAGCCCTGGTCTATAACCCTAATCTAAGATTATTAGCACTTTCCTTAAGTTGACTTAAAGCAGAATAATCTAAACTATTAATTCTCTATTGTAACCTAGCTCTGAAGTTAGCATCTTTCATAGCATCAGGATTTGTAGAAGCTTCCTAAACTAAATCGGCGAATTTGCCTATTGAGTTCTTGTAATAGTTTTCAGTATCTATAGCTGATGGAGATTGAAACTCTGCAAAAGTTTTTAGATTATTAGTCAGCTCTTTGGCTGCCTAATCTACAGCGGCCTTTTGAGCTGAACCGATCCTATATAACTCACCGAAATTAATAGGAACATATGTGTTTAATATAGGGGCTTCAGCTGCCCTATCATATCTATTTGCCTACATATTATCTTAAGAATTTATTCCAGTTATTTATTACATCAGTAGTAAAACCAGCTTCTAGGAACGGTTTATATAATTCAAGCATAGCTTTATCTCTCTTACTCTAATTACGCATGAGAGTTCTATTCTGTGCCCATGAACTCAATTGGCTAATTCCTGCTCTACGTATATTACGAGTAGTAGCTCTGTTCTGCGCATTTAAGTCTGAAGCAAGATTAGTAGCGCTAACGTATTGTCTACCAAGATCATTCATTGCGTTTGCGTATTCTGCTTTATATCTATTATTTTCATTACTTTCAACAGATCTAGCTTGCAATTTAGCCTTATTAGCAGCAATAGCATTCTGTAATCTAAATGCCATATTGTGACCAGTATTAGTCATTTGCTGACTCAAACTATAATCCCCTACGGCTCTATTAGTATCAATATCCCTAAGTACTGGATCAATATTATACTTACGTCTAGCCATAGTATTAGCAATAGCCTAAGCATATGGATTATAGTTAACTGGTACAGCTTCAGGGTCACTAGTGAATAAATTAGACATTATAGGAGCTAAAGATGCTAGACCTCCAAATACATCTCCTGCCATACCTAACCAATCTGGATTATATGTAGGTTTGGTTATTACAGGAGCAACTATTGGTTTGCTAGTAGTTCTAGTTGCAATATCATTTGGAGTAGCTTCTGCACGATAATCCTCATCTATAGTAGTAAGATCAGGAACTATTTCTGGAGCAATAGACTTACTTGCTGCTCTAGCAGCACGCTTAGTAGCAGTAGTAGTTACTTTAGGAGTAGTAGTTCTAGGTTTACTTGCAGTTACCGTTACTTCAGGTAAATTACCAGCATCCACTGTTTTACCATAACTATCCCAAGGAGCAGTAATATCACCTTTTATGCCCCAAGTATCTCTAGCTACAACTGGTTCTGCCTTATTAGTACCAGTTACTTTATATGTAGTTCCTTTATACTTGAAGGTATCCCCTAAATTATATCTATTATCCTGCACATTTATAGTATTATGTCTACTAGATACCCCACCATTATAATAGGTTTCAATACTCTTACTCTTATTCTTTATGCCTTTCTTAGCTTTCAGATTCTCTTGCATAGTAAACAACTTATCATGCAACATTTTATTATTCATCTCATTAAGCATATCTGCATTCTAGGCATATATATCATTTCCTTTACTCTTTCTTTTAGTCATTATCTTGTCCCCTAATTCTGCGAAGGTTTTACTTGTACCGGGTACTTTTAAAGTATTACTTAACACTCTACTGCCTTCTGGTAAATCAACTAGATTACTATCAGTAGGTTGACCTTGTTCTGGTACTTTACTAACAGATCCATCAGGAGTTTGTATTAATTCTCCATCATCTACATATGCTAATGAAGTAGGTACTCCCCCACCATATTGGAATGTATTAGTATCTATTTCAGTATTATTCTCATTGAATTCATTGAGTAATCTTTCTGTACCAGCTACACCTTCTCTATTCTAAAAGGCGTTAGTTCTTATTCTAGCTCTTTCTGCTCTAAGCTTCTTATTACCTCTAAATGCAGCTCTAAGACCAGTATTTAAAGTACCTTCGTCATAATCAGTGAAAGAAGTCATTGATGCTTTTTTACCTTTCTTACCAATAGCTCCAACAATAGCTCCAGCTACGCCACCAATTGCCCCACCTACGGGTCCACCAATTGCAGACCCTAATTGAGCCCCAGACCCAATTCCACTTGCAATATCCTAAAGTGATTGCATTGCAGCTTCTCCACCAGTAGTAGCAGTAGATTGTTGAAACGGGCTAGCTAAAGTATTAATAGCTCCAGGTATTGCTTGAGCAATACCACCTATTTTTCCTGCTATGTTTCCTAACTTATTACCTTTAGTAACATTATTAGTTACTATCAAATTATTAGGATTATTAACAGCAGTTCCTAGAAGTATAGAAGACTGTAATTCATTCATATTACTTAATGAAGAAGGTAATCCAAACTAAGCTGCTGGAACTTTTATCTTTTTTTTCTTTATATTCTTTTTCATATTAAATCTTAGAATATCTATAAGTAGTTGTTATCTGTGGCATCTAAAAAGAATAATCTTTAGCAGACTTAAATTTATACTCGCATTCCATGTACTTACCTCTCATTCTAGCAGGGAATGATAAGCTCTCATTCTCTTCAAAATCATCCTGTCTTGGAACAGGCAATCTGTAAGTATCTTCACGATAATCAAACTTTAAGTCTTCACCTTGTCTAGTAGATGTCTAATGTTTTGTATCAAATTTAGCACCTCTAAGTACATCCTAAGTAAGAATCTTATTATTAGGAGCTATAAACTCTCCCTAAAATGCTATATTGTCAAATACTTTAGTATACTGAGGATCTTTGTTTACTACTATCTTTAATTGTACATCTTTATCAGCATCTCCAAATCCATCTATTTGTAATGAATTTATGACATAAAAATCATTATTCTTAGTAGTAACAACTTTATCTTTAAATGGTAACGTAAAATCAGGGTCAAATGTGTATAAAGATGTAAATATATTCAACCTCTCATTATATATCAATGATTTATTATATAGTCTAAACCATATTTCATCATACTTCTTATCATACACAGAGTTAGCTTCTTTTGTCTTCTAGTCATACATATTATTCATGTAAGCTTGAACATTACACTCTTTAGATATAATATTCAAACCTTGTCCACCAAATTTGACTATCTCATTATTGTCCTAATCATACCAATAAATATTACTATTTGAATTAATGATACTCCTATCATTGACTACACTACTACCATTAGCAGTACTTATGTAGTCATATCTGTCTAGTACTCCACCAGTACCTAATACTAATTGACCAACATTGTTATCCTATACAAGAGAGCGTTCATTTACAGATAGCTACCCAAATGCAGTATTCTACCAGAAGTACAGCTTATTAAATATACCTTTGATATTAGTAATCTAACCATACTTAGAATCTACATCTATATAGTCAGCTGGTTTGAATATAGACCAACTATCTACATTTTCATTAGTAGTCTTAGCCTATGACGTATATACTCTATTATATGACTTAATATTAGCCTCATCATATAATCCTCTAGTAGTAAATAACTTAGCATCTGATACTACTGAGTACGCATCATTATATAAATAGTATGGTTTACTCTATGCATGGAAACCCTACATTTGTGTAGGTTCAATTTGCATAAAGGCATCTACTGTATTCAATGATGAATTAAAAGTTCTATGAGTCATTTCTCCCATAGATAGCTTCATATTGATGGTACTCTCAAATGGAATATATGCGCCGAAATACTTCTTAGCTTCATTCCATTCACTAATGTCATTCTTTGTAAATATCATCTATGCTGGATAGTCAAGTAATCCAATATAAGTATCTCCTCCGTATACGTACAATGGTTCGTCTACTTCTTTACTATATGCTCCAATAGATACATATACAGAGTTAGTTCTAGCAGAATAAGTATTACCACTATATGGTACTATGCCTCTCTTAGCATTAACTACTATAAGAGGGCATTCGTATGCATACTCGCTATCTGCTGATCCACTAACCCCACGTATATTATTTATAGAATCAGAAGATACCTGAAGAATTAAGCATGGGCCAGCTGGTCCAAATGTTGGCACATGATCACTAGTAAAGAATTCTGTAGCAGTCCAATTGCTGTAAGTTATGTTACCTATATTTACTTTATATGGCTTTACTCCACCATTATTAGTAACATTATATGGTATCATAGGTGGATATTTAGCATTGGATATTGTTTGAGATTTACCAAAATATTTACTACTCTTGTCATAAAAGAATTTCTATATGTAAGCATTACAGAAATCCTACGCATAAAATTCAAATACCTATCTATTATCCTTACCACTTCCTGTAAGGAACACTCTAGCAAATTGTCTGCCTTTCTATAAATTAGTATCTGAAGAAGTTTCTCCATTAGGTGGGTATATGTTTTTAGAACTTACTGCTACCCAGTTTCTGACGTCTGTCTAGTCTTGATTTACTAAATTTGGGTTGAACTTGGTAAGAAGCAGATTTTGTTGTTCTATATAAATATTACTTTTAAATAGATCTTCCATTTTCTCCCCATTAAAGCATACTTCTGGAGAAATAAAACGCCAATATTCATCTGTAATATGCTCATCAGATTTTAGTATTCCGGATTCAAGTATCTCACTATCATAAGCAATTCTCATTACCTAGAAGTTAGTCTTTTTACTATGTAGAAATGGTAAAGATCTGTATTCACTAGTTTCCTTATTACTCTCCCCTACGCCTATATCTCCGCTTTCTTTAGTCTCTAGAATTCTATAGTTATATATAGGAGTAATTACGCCCTAAGATACAATAGTTCTATCTTCAATAGTACGGTCGCATCTTACTATCTCATATGCTACTGCATCTATAGGCATATTTTTAACAGTAAACTATATACCAAGTGGAACAGATAATAGACTACTATACTTCATTTCAGTAATAGGGCAATCCTATAAATCAGGGAATCTGATGTCACCTATCCATAATACTGGAGATGGAATAAACTTATCATTATAAAACACTATACCGAATCTATATATCTCATCTCTTTGATAACTTCTGTATCTAGAATCAATTATAGGGTCTGCATAGTTTTTCTGCATATACCTATTGTAGTCTCTATCTACATATAATGGATCTCCTCCTTTTATATCATAAGTAGCCACATAGTCTACTCTAACGGGATTACGTCCGACTATTCCTACACTATTTGTTAATCCGCCATAAGCTTCAGTAATATCTGCCTCTTCCAATTGAGTTTTTATAAATGTATACTCTATATTTAGGCCATTACCACCAAGTTTCTTATTTCGACCGTATACATATTTAGAACCAGTAGCTGAGTATTTATTCTATGTAACAAGGTTATATGGATTGATACAATCGTGCTGCTTAGGAACTTTGCGCATAGAAATTACATCATCTATACCAAAGTACATATACTATTCCGGATCAGATGTTTCAATTCTAATATATCCGTCAGAGTTAGCACGATACGCTCTAGCATCATATTCCACTATTTCACCATCTACATCCTCTATCATAGGAACCCAAGAGGTTTCAGTTACATTAGATGCAAATAGTCTATTCTATACAGTAGTAATACTATTGCATATAAATGCATAACTAGTAAGTGCGTTAAACTCTTCTTGAGTAAGAGTACTGATGCCACTAGAACCGGTATCAGTATAGTTAATCTCATCAGAAGCTGGACTTATTTCAACGTCATCTATTATAGAATATGTAGGAGCAGAATCATTATCTTCATAGAAGATACGTATAATAGTACAACGAGTAAAGTCTTTAGTATCTAGAGGTGCTGATAGTACAACTCCTTTACCAGTAAGGCTACCTTTTGACGAACCGTAATAATCCTCTAATCTAGAACTACTGTCAGATTCAGCCAGATGTACTGTTTTACTTAAGCTTGACAGAGAGGTCTATTGAGAATGGGGATTATATAATCTATAACAGTACTGAGCTACACCAGCTTTAAAATTACCCTTTACAAGATTACGTATCACAAATGGATGTAATACTGCATTAGGAATAATATCAATACTATTAGGATTAAGTATATTACCCTCTTCATCTAGTAATGGGTTATCTATATCAGGGTACTATACATACTTATCATCCATTATATTGATTACCTTTATAATAGATCCCCCATCTGTAAAGTACATCTTAATGTTAGATATAGTCTCATAGTTAAGTACTATACTAATCTGATTAGAATCATAATCCTTACCAATTCCTAACTTGCCCTTTAATATTACAGTACTAGTAGGATTAGGAGAATTAAAATTCTCTATACGGTATATCTTATTATACTCATCATTTAACTTAGTTACTACTACTGCAATATCATTAATAGTAGCAGTACCAATTATTCTCTCAGTATTCTTTATACTGTAATTATACTTTTTAGCTCCATCTACGCTTTGCAATACACCTGAAGTACCCTCATCATCCGTAACTATACGGACGTCCTATCCATACCTGTACTGATTATTAGGTAATAAGTTAATATCAGTATCGGTATTCATTCCACCTGTGAATGTGTTTATCTAAGCTGTATTACTAATCATAATCTACTCTAATTATATACATTCTACTCATCTCCTGTAGTAGAGAAGAACGTATCGTGATCATCGAACTCAGGATATAATTTAGTCCAAGTATTCTTAATACTTTCTATATCATCTACTCCTGGCATCATTGCCTCTGCATATGCCTATTTACGATAGAAGTTATAAGAATTACGTATGTCATAATAATCTCCTTGACTTATCTATCCTCTTAATTTCTTAGGATAATAATGTTTTACTCCTAGATACCACAGCAATGCTTCTTTATACGATTCAATATCTGGTATCATAGGCATACCTTCACTATCTGTGAATATTGCATAGTAGGATATCTTAACAAAACCACAAGGTATATTAGTCATAATATAGCCAGGTTTAGTCATATACTATAACTCATTACTGAACATAGTGCCATCTCTATGTCCTACTGTACCATTGGTATACTACCCATTTACTGTACCTACTGTCCATTGATTAAGTAATATACTTAATGTCTATCTTAAGCTAGTATCTTCATTTAGTTTCTGTAATGCTTCTGCATCACTAGTAAGATTAAACATATTCTTCACTAATGGAAATAATTCAGTATCGTGTATTAACATACAAGGTTTACCACAACCATTATCGTGGAATACTCCAAAGCTAGATGTACTCTTTCTCATTGGAAGCCATCCACCGTTATCCTAAAATGAAAATGCCACTTGACCTAATTTATACAAATCACAAGGTAGAGATACTTGATGATTTACTACAGGTAATACTACTACTTTATGATCATACTGTTGTATAGCTCCTATCTTAAGTATTCCTTCTAGTAGCCATTCTTTCCAGTCAGATATTCTTATTTCATTTTCCTTTATATCAAAATCTGATATAGCCTTAGCTATAACAGTTTTAGATGATATCATTTTATTATCTATCATATTAGTCCAAATATTTCCAAAGGAATCCCTTCCATTTATAATTATTTTTTTTAAGATCTCTAGCAAAATTTTTGTGCTAATTTACAGAATTCTACGCTTCACAAACAGACTAGAAGACATCGATTAAATTTCCATTTAAGTCATATTTTGCTATCCTTTTCCTTTTTTTTAAACAGGCATTCTGGAATAATTTAATATCTTGATAGCTAAATTTCCATATAAGATTCATATATGTATGCCTTCCAAATGTATTTATAGATTGCAATATTCCAGGATTATATTTAGCCTTCTTATAAAAAGCATTAGCGTGTATTATACTTGGAAATATAATTACTACTTTTCTTGTGACAGGGTCAATTCCTTGTACTTCTATATTATGATACTTATCGCTCTTCTTCTTATTAAACCCTATATCAGCACCAGTAGCAAATTTATTAACATTATATTCTGGTTTTAAATCCAAATATTTCTATTCTATGCATAGTAAAGTATCACGAATAGGTTCACATACCTCTAAAATCTGAAACTAGAACGCATTCTATCCATATTTATTAAATGCTCTCTATAAGTGGCTACTATGATGCTTATTATTTAATAATTCGTGTTTGTGCTCATGAAATCTATTGTAGAAATTATTAGTACTACCTATATACCGCTTATTATTTAATATATTTTGTATAGAATATATACCTGCTGTCTTTGGCACTCTTTTTAAGTCATCTATTTTATACTTCTACATAATCTCTTAATCTAGATTTAATTATTTTGCACAGATCTCTTTTATTTTGCCTACAAGCTACAAACTAATACATACTTTTATTAGTGAGTAAGCAGTCCTTCTTTGACCAATAGAATCTATACTTAAAGAACCCACTGTGTTCATTTAATAGATATACTGGCTTACCTAACTCTTTAGTAGCCTTCCAGTCCCATCTTAGGCTCTTACCTGTAAATTCTTTAGGCTAATGTTTAACTATTGATAATTTACCTAATCTGCATGGTAACTTAAATTCCTTACAATTATACATTACTTCATCTCTGATATACTTGAAATAATCAGTTACTATAGCTTTGAAGGTTTTTAGGTCTACATCATACTAAGTATCTGGCTCTATATATTCTTTATAGCTTATATAGTAATCAGCAATAGTGTAACACTTTCTGTCATATGTTAATCTTTCTCTCATCTCTTACTATATAGGTTTTGTGTATCATCTTCAGAATCATTGGTAACATCACTAGGTTGAGTTATTAATGTTCTAAGTTCTCTTTCTAGTATCATCTATACTATAGTAGGAACCATTGCAGATGGTACAGGATATTCATCATCAGGATTGTAACAAGGTATGTCTTTAGTAGGATCCTCAAGTATTACATCTATACTTATGTATTCTAATTGATTAGAATCACCTTCTACGTATATTTTATTATTCTTAACCCAAGCAATGTAATCTTTACATGTAGCCTTTCTGTATCTCTACAATTTGGCTTTAGTATAACTGCCCAATTGAATAAGATTACCAAACATATCTCGTACTGCTAGTACTCCTGGTTTATACTTAAAATTAATCAAAGTAGGTAGTTCCTTATCTCCTACATATACAAACTTATTAGGAACTGTTTGTACTCTGTCTAAGTGGATTGGTTCTAATGTAGAGACATACGCTTCATCTACATCATATCCTTTATCTATAGCCTACTTTATTAACATAGCTCTGTAATACTTAATCCACAACTCAATCTGATGTTTGGATAACTTCTCAGATTCAGTTATATTGTTATTACGAGCTATCTATAACACATTGTCAATAATATTTGATAGCGACATATTTATTCCTCCTTATATTTCCAGTAATACCCACTACATTTATTACCTCTTTGTATAGCCTTCCATATATTGGATTGAAATGCACCTATTTTTCTTGAAGCATCCCATGCACTTAGATATTCAGTTTCATTACCAAATTCGTCTATAGATATTACAGATTTACGATATTTATTAGTAGTTTTTTGTTTTTCACTTCTGCGTAGTATGCATGTACCGTGATTAATGTTTTCTTTTGCTGTACACCATTCAAGATTATCTAAATTATTATTTTCTTTATTTTCATCTATATGATTTACCTAATAAGTGTCATCATTAACTATAGGAGAAAATGTTTTTAACATTAGTCTGTGTACATAGAAACCTTTTTGTTTTCCATTTTTATGTAAAAAAACCATTATATAACCAAATTTATTAGTACGCAATTTAATGATTTTTCCAGGTCTTACATAATAAAAAAATGGAACTTTAATATGATTATTCCCACTACAATTCACTTTAATAAGCTTATCCTTGCTTTTGATTCTTCCAAAGTTACTTATTTGGTATAAATCTTCGTATTCAGGAATATCTTTCCATATTTCTTTCATATTGCAATATAAAATTTATTTCATTAACGTTAATACATCCTAAAACGCATTTTAAAGCGTTTTGAGACACTTTATGTGTTTGCCTTTACAATCCCTTAGTATAACTAATAGCGCTTCCTGTACAGTCTTAAAACAAAAAAAAAGGTTGACCTTATTGATCAACCTTATCCATTACATCTTGCATATCCTATGGTAGCATCTATTTCATTGGAGGTGGAACCATTTGACTTGCTTGTTTAATTACTTTCTTTAACTCATCTATTTCTTTCTATAAAGCATCTATCTTCGACTCCTCTTTATTATCTTCTTCAGTACCAAGTTTATCTAGCAATGTTTGACATTTTCTCATCTCTTCATCACACTTGGCAATTGATTCTTTTTGAGCTTTGTATGAATTATACTGATTTCTAATAATACTAACTATTTCAGATTTATCTGTAGAAATAGTAAGACCTATACTAGTATCAGTTATTACTGATCTATCTTCAGGTATAGTAAACTTCTTAGATTCCCCATTACATTGTATTACTATATCTATTACTTTCTTACGAGGTTGATTAGGCATTGGGAACTACCCTTGTGGTAGTGGTTCATCGTATATCTTAGATGCCGATATAACTCTACCTATATTATACTCGGTATTCTTTTTAAACGTCCCTACAACTTCTATAATGTAGACGTTATCACCAGGTTTTAATTGATTGAATAGCATATTGTTAAGATTAAAAGGGCTCAATTAAGAGCCCTTAGTTATTTATTAAGCTGCAGGAGCTGCAGGAGTAACAATGTGATTTACTATTTGGAAGATTCCGTTATTCTTATTGTAGTATACAAAGTATCTGTTGCCATTTGATACTTCTTCAGTAGGCATCTAATCACCAGAACCATTAATCAATGGCTTAGCTCCACTAGATGTGTTACTAGAAGTAGTCGAACTACTAGACCTAGTAGGATCAATACTAACTAATGCACCAGCAGGTATAGTAGACGATGGTACGTGTGTTACATTTAGTAAGAAGATACCTTCACATGGCAATTGCCTCCATATTTTAGGACATATACCATATGTTACACTACTATTTTCTACATCAGATGTAACATAGATAGTTCTAACTACTGGTATACCAAAATTATCTACAGTTCTTACTCTATTATTAAACATGTAAGGATTGAAAGGATAAAACATAATTACCTCCTTTCTTAGCAATTACAGCCTTCGCCGTATCCATATCCGTATCCTGAGAACCCACCATTACATCCAAAAGGATTACATGTCAGATATGCAGGAACCGGACAAGGTCTGATCTGATTAACGATATTAGCTGTTTGAGCCTATTGAGAAGCAGACAACTGATAAGCTTGCTTTTCATCACGAAGCGCATCAATCTTATTCTGCATTTCACGCATTTCTAATTGACAGAATTTGTCATTGATAATCTGAGTCTGAGCATCAATCTTAGCACCTATGATATTAAATTTGGAAGCATTATCTGTCATTAAACTATTGAAACCAGAGGTTATTGCATTCTGCAAAGTATTAGTCTGGTTGCAGTTTGCTAACTGGTTCTCATAATCCATTCTAGTTATATTGTTATTTATGCCACATACTTCTTGTCTTAGATCGCAGCAGCAGCTAGCTAACTGAGAAGCCAAAGAAGCATTACCAGAAGTAATAGCATTGATTACTTCGCAGCTTGCAAGTTTAGTATCACAAGATATCTGACTTACACCTGTATTGATAGTATTCAAAGCAGTCTGAACAGAGTTGATATCACAGTTCAAAGTTGTAGCAAGGTTGTTAATAGCGTCTTTGTTGCCATTGATAGCCTACATTAACAGGTTAGTATTAGCATCAGTATTCAATTCAGAAGCCAAAGCACCTGCATTGCGACCACCGAAACCAAAACCATTACCACCCCAACAGAAGAACAGCAATATGATCCAGATCCACCACCAGCCGCCGTTACCGCCCATGCCGTTGTTATTCATCATAGCCATTAAAGCTGCGGGGTCCATATTACCTCTATTAGCATTTTGCATTAAAGCAGCAAGACCAGCGTCAATACCACGATCTTGCACGATAATTCTATCTTCTAACATAATTGATTTATTTTATAAATTTGATTTTAATTAGTATCTAACGTAACGAATAGCTTTACGCTTGTATTCATAAGGATCATAATCGTGATCATGTTCATGTTCGTATTCGTGTTCACGTCTATCATAGTCATCCCTATCATACATGTGACGTCTTCCAAACATTCCCATTCGTCTACCACCTCTACGATAACGACCAAATTCTTCGTCTTCTTCGTCGTCTTCGTATTTGTACATTTCTTTTTCGTAGTGTTCCATTTCAGCTTCTCTGACTTTATCACACATTACGTATACATAGTAATACCACATCTTGCCTTCATCTATGTCTTTATCATTTAGCCAAGCTTTGGCAAACTCAACATAGTTCTTAGTATTATTAGAACCAGTGATATTAATGATTACTTTGTAATAGTCAGAATAAACCATATTTAATGCTACGAACCAATCATATCGATTGAACTTACTTCCTAAAGTAATTCCATACTGACTGGCTAATGTAGTGGTTTCCTCTATAGACCAATGCGGTCCACGAGTACCATCCTCATTTTCCATCTTCATTACAGCTTTACGAGCGTGCTCCTCATTGAAGTGTGGACCATGTTCTTTCTCATAAGCTTTAATATGAAATATTCTATGCATATTATTATTGATTAATATTGTTTTGAATATATTACTTTGTGGGTACTTCTACTACCCTTGTGTCCGTTACTTTGATTAACGGATTACTATTTACTATCTGGTATTTTTTGGTACGTATTTTTTTAAAGTCAAAGTGCCAGAATCTAACCCAGCCATTACGATAAGTATTCTTATACTCCTTAGTCTCTGTTACAAATATTGTTTGCTAGTTCTTTATGTCAATTTTGGCTGCTAGGATTGAATCCCTTTTACTAACTATGATAGTTGTTAATTCATTAAGCTTTAGTTCTTCTTCAAAGTCTATAGCTTCCCTTTTGATTACTGTTTTTACAGAATCTTTAATCTCAGTATTGATTACGCTTGCACTAGTTAGATTCTTGTCTTTGACTTTATTTTCTTTCTTAACCTAGTTTATATATTGTACCAGGCTATCCTTACTACAATTAAGTTCATTAATAGTAAGTTGTAATACTCTATTGTGTGCTTCTTTATCTGTAGCTATACTTTCGTAAGCCTTTATATTGTTAGTTATTCTATCTATTTCCTTATTTTTCTTACTT